GCCTCTCCAATACGATGGACATTCGCTCCGGTTTGTAATCGTTCGGCCTGGTCCAGTAGCGTTAAATCTAGAGTTGGTGCTTTTATCTCTTCGCTCATATTCCCCTTTCTTCCCCCTTCCGCGCGCAAAGGTGGGCGTTATGAAGGCATTTGATTATTTCTCGCCACCATCTTTTTGCGTAATTTTCCTAACTCATCCATTACCACGTCGAGCGATTCCACCTTGTCGAAGATAAATCGAACCGGGCAATCAATTGCCTCGGTTGCCTTGCCTATCAACTCGTCCCCGCTCGCGCCTATCTCGTGCGGTTCCTGGCGGACGAAGACAATCTCATCCTCGTAATCCTTCTCGACATTTCGCCCGTTGCACACCGCGATGTCACCGTGGCCGAAATGTAAAATCAAACTGCTTGCTGCTTCATAAATCGGCATAGTCTTTTTCTTCCTCCTGCCGCGTCGAACGCGGCCTTGTTTACCTTGGATTTCAAAGGCGATTTCTTTCAGTTCGAGATACTTCTGACGAAACCGCCTCCACAATTCTTTCCCTCGTTGAAACTCAGCGTCAGTCATATTCCCCTCTCTCCCCCCTCGGCGCTCGCAAAATTCGTCAAACGTCATTGCCCGCCCCCTGCTCTTTTAACCACGATTCTAGTTCTTCCACTGCCTTGTCTAGTCGCTTTTCGGCGTCGTGCATATGGCCGCGTAACTCCTCGCAGTGCGGCCCCGTCACCGCATGGCCAACTCTATATGCCTCGCTCAGCGCCGCTTTGCAGGCGCAGAACATAATGGCCCGACTCGCAACGTCGCAGGTTAATTTGTAATGCTCTTCCATTTGCTTGTTCATTCTTTACCCTCCTCCGGCTGGCGCGGTGTCAGCGCCGCCTGTGCGATTTCACAGCCTGCCAGAAATTCCTTCTTGTCCGTGCTGTAGAGCAAGAATTTAGTCTTCGGGTCTCCGGTGTTGTCATCGTCGCACTCGAACCAATTCTCTTCTTTGGCGTACTCTTCCAGCGCCGTGCGCAGTTTGGCGTTTTCTTCTTCTAGTTCTCTGATGCGCGTGTACAGTTCTGGTTCTGTCATTCCGGCTCCTTTCCCGGCGCGAGCGCAGCGCGTGCGAGTTTGCGCGCGTCGGCTACACAGTCTCCACGAATGTCGAACGGCCATTCTGCGATAGTTGTCAGCGCCGCGCGCAATCTGGCCGCTTCGGCTTCGGCCTCGGCGGCTCTAAACTGGCAAGAGATTACCGCCTGACTAAAGTTCTCATTTGTCCTGTGAATCTCGTAAAACCATTTCTTGATTTTATCGAGACTGGTTTCGCTCGCCATTTGCTCAAAGGCCCATGCGCGTTCCTTCTCGGCGCCTAACTGCGCTTCCAGTTCGGCAATCCGGGCTTCGGCGGATTCGGCGCGAGCTATGGCCTCGTCGAGTTCGGCGGCGACAGTCAGCGCCTGGTCTTCAGCCACCCGCATGGCGTTATGCGCTCGCGCCAACCTCGCCTCCAGTGTCTTCACTGCGGTTTCCGCCAGATCGCAGTAGCTTGTCCCTTCGCCGGACGTGCGGATATGGGCGCAGGGTTGGGCGGTGGCCTTCTCACTTCCTCCCACATTGTTCCATTCCGACGCCAGAATCACATGGCCGCAGTGCTGACAATCGTGGACATAGGAAGCGAATGGCGCGTTATGTTCGTGTTCCACCAATGCCCATTGATCGGTCGAGCATTCTGGACAGCGGATCAGCTCAGACCATGCTTTGCACGGCGTCGGATTGGTCGCTGCTTGCAGTTCGTCGGCTGGCGTTTTGTGAGTGTCGTTCATTTCTTCTCACTTTCTTGCGCTATCTCAACAGAATGGCGCCGTTTGCAGGGTTTATTCCATTGGTTCAACACGATTCCCAATCCTCTGTGCTGATCGCACACGATTGAGCCGGTTCGCTCGTTGACATAGGTTTCTTCTTTCGTCAGCGCTTTGTGACACCAGATACAGCAATATGTATCCGTTTTCATTTCCCCTCTCTTTCCAGCGGCTTCTTTAAAAACGCCGCCTCTTTCATTTTCTTGAAACCCCACTTCGGCAGCGCCTTGTAAAACCAGCCTTCACGCGGGACTGGCACGCGCTCGAACACGGCGGTTTTGCTGTCGGCAACTAAACAAACTTCTTCGAGCTTGAATAACTGGTGAGCGTCCGGCGATATGTCGTCCTCGCGTTGCAGCAGCAGCGGGTCGTATTCGCATTCATCGGCCATTGAACCTTGCCAGTTTTCGGCGGCCCAAAACACCTTTTCGCCTTCGCTGTGAAACACCCAAAGTTTAATGATTACGCTTATTTCGCCATTCATCGTCTTACCTGCCTTCCCTGCTTCATCTCTTCTTTCTCTATCTCGAACATTCTTCTTGCCTCTTCAATATCGCTCGCGCTCGCCGGCGGCAATTGACCGACAATCCGCGCCGGCGGCAGGTAATGCTGCTGATACTCCGGATAATCCGGCTCGGGGCCGGGGTAATAAGTCATCGGTTGCGGCGGCGGCGCGTAGTGTTCGCGCGGTTGATATTGTGGCGGTTGGACGCGGCGCGCCGCCGGTAGGTAGCGCGGTTGCGCTTGCACTGGAATTTGCGCTTGATCTTGCATGTATCGCGGCGACGGCAGGTAAACCACCTGCGGTTGCGGCGCCGATAGATACACAGGCGCGGGTGCCTGGACGTAAATCATCTGCGGCGGCGCCTGGATATATGCCGCCTGTTGATTCGCCACGGCGTGTTGATACGCTCTCACGTTTTCCCCGCCGCAGATGCAGCCGGGACCGCAGCGCGCCTGCTGTTCGAGTTCGCGCATCTCGCGCCGGTCGCGGACGATGTATCGCGCTATAAGAGCCGCGGGAATCGCCACGGCTAGAATTGGGCCTAAAGTCACAAATAGTTGCTGCATACGTCTCCTTAAATAAAGCCTTGCCACACGATATATTTCGGCAACTCTATAAGCCGCTGCGCATAGGCTTTCTTATCGATCGGCCTCAGATTTCCACCACAATAGAAACAGCGACACATCTCCAGCGTTGGCGCGCCGATGGCATCTCTGCCTTCGAAGCGTCTCTTACACTTCAGACAGCACGCCGGGATTGGATTGTTCCTGATGAAGTCGCCATCGTACTGAGTGCCGATTTCATCGAAGGGCAAAGCGGATTGCATCTCCCTCTCCTTGTTTAACCGTTCCCTTTTCGCCTTCCGTGCGTCTGCAAATCGCGTTGCTCGGCCGGCGTCAGTTTGTGCGGCGTTTCTGTCGGCCCGAGCGGGCGCGCCGGCATCGGCTCCATGTCGAAGAGCATGGTCAGGATGATCAGAGTCACGAGCGCGATTGCGACGTAGACGAGTGCTCGTTTCATCGATTCCCTCCTTCACGCCGCGTCCGACTCGGCGGCCGGGGCGGCTGTTTGTTCATTCACTGTCAAAAAGTGACTATTCACTACTGCGCTCACTTTCGCGGCCAGTTCCCGATCCGAGTCATCGGCGAGACACTGGCCAGTGAATATGAACGCCACGAGCGCCGCGCGTCTTTTCTCCAATTCACCGGCCTTAAGTGAATATTCACCTGTCGCGCCTTGGCAGATCATCTCAAGATGCGTCAGCGCGGTTCTCATTGATTCGCTCATTCCGTTTTTTCTCCTTCACTAGCTTTCCCGTCTTCTGCATCGTCTGCCAGGTTGAGAACCCGGCGTGCTCATAAAGTGAATAGTCACCTGAAGTCTTTTTTTTGCCCGTTTTTGGATCGCGGTGAATGACTTTCAAGTAGTGGACGCCGTATTCACCCTCAACCACGTCATAGCCTGAAATTCGCGCAATTAAGTAGCCCTTTTTGACTCGGCTCCGCTTCCATTTGTCGGCGTCGAAAACCGCCGGTGGTGAATAGTCACCAGCCGTCTTAAACGCCGTCATATCAACAACTTTCTCGCTTGCGATTTCGCGCGCAGTGAGCGGCTTCGGCGCCTTCGGTGAACGGTTTTTCTTCGCCTTTGGTGAATATTCACTCTCGGTCACAGGAGCGACCGAATTGACGGCCACAGGCGCAGCAGCAGGTCGGATACTAGAATCAAGAACTTCATTCACTTGCCGCCCTTCAGCCACGCGAAAATCAAAATTGCCGCCGCCATAATCCCGATCTCGATCGCCACTCCCCAATTCAATACTCGGCTCTTGTTTCCCACGGTTCGCCTCCATTTCCGCCGCCTGATTCATCCTCGAACCAGGCGCGGCAATCAGTCCCGGTTCGGTTGAATTTTTGGGAATAAGTCCACCTCATCGCGCTCGTCCGGACGGTAGCCGATACGCGGCGGTTGACTCGATCCGTAAGCCGGACCCGGTAAGGATTGCGGGGAAGAGAGCTTCAAAGACCGTCTAGCTTCCTCAAATACCTGATCTTGATACTGCTCCATGTGCTGTTCGAAGGCGGCGGATTCGAGTTGCTTTTGCCGCCACTCCATCGCTTTGCGCTCAGCGGCGAATGCGAACTCTCTATCCTGTGCCCTTTTCTTCGCGTCGTGGTTGAAGACGATAATGCTCACGATCAACAAGAGAATCCCGAACAGGCTTAAAGGCCCGATCCATTGCACATACGCCACCTGCCAGTCGCTCAGTGAAGCGTGAATGTTCAGCTTGTGGTGGATCGTGTAATTGGCCGCCATTACCGCGACGGTGCCTAAGAGCAGCGCAACGCCAAGTCTCTTTTCCGTGGCGCCGGTGAGGGCATAGGTCACGCCGTAGAGGGAAAGACTGAAAGTCGCCTCAGTTCCCACCGTGGCCAAAAACGCCAGCACGCTCTGCCATTCCTTCCAGTCCACAAAACTCTTTTCGTTGATCGCGTAAGTCGCGCTCGCGCTGGCCAGCGTAATTGCGGTTGCGAGTGCGGCGATTCCCATGAAGAAATATTTCCGCTTCTTCTCGATTTCCTGTTGAGTCATATGCTCCCTTCCCTGTTTGGAAGAAAGGAGCGGCGAAAGGTAGAATCCGTTCGCCGCGTCCTGGATTAACGTTCGGCGCGGTAAACGGCCGGTATGAGGATCGTCGTTGTGATTCATACCGGCCGCCGCCGTTTCTATTCCTCGGGATCACCGAGCGGCGCTTCCACCGTCGGCTGTTCGGCAGTGTCGGCGTCGGCCGGGGTTTCCGGTTCGACTGGTAAGTCGGTTTGTGAAGTTGATGCGGTGATGTCCATAGTTCTCCTTGTGGTTAATGGTTGATGGTTAAGATCGAACATCAGCGGCAGGTTTACCCGACAACGCTTTTCGATCAGTTTCACGTAGTCCGGGTTTAACTCGATCAGGACAGCCGATCGTCCAAGCTCGAGCGCGACTTTGCCAGTGGTTCCAGATCCGCCGAACGGGTCAAGCACGGTTCCGCCTGCGGGACTGCCGGCCAGGATGCAGGGCTTGATAAGCGCTGGCGGATAGGTGGCGAAATGGGCATCGGGATAGGGCGCTGTCGAAACGTTCCAGACGCTCCGCTTATTGCGCATCCCTGAGCACTGCTCAGACTTCTTCATCTGATCCCATCGGTCATTAAATCCAGCGTGGCGGCGAGAATGCCCCCGCTGCTTATCTGATCGAGCTCGGATTCCGTTTACCGTTCCATCTGGGGCGCTCTTGTGGATCGCCTGGGCCCGCCCGATCCGGTCGTCATCCGCATATATCGCTGGCTCCTTAATGGCCTCCTGGTCGTAGAAATACATCGAGCTCTTGCTGAGCATGAAAATGTATTCGTGAGATTTGGTGCATCGGTCCTCGACACTCTCAGGCATCGGGTTTGGCTTCGCCCAGATAATATCCTGACGCAAATACCAGCCATCTTCCTGAAGCGCGAAGGCGACCCGCCAGGGAATGCCGATCAGGTCTTTCGGCTTCAGGCCCGATCCGAGATTTCCGGCAGTTGGCGGACGCCAGTTATCAAGTCCATCGTATGCTTTCTGATGCGCCTGCGATCCGCTCTCAATCTTGCGCTGCTTCCCATTGCCACGATTCTGACCGCCGTAGTTGCCCCACGATCCGGCGTAGGAGTCTCCTAAGTTTAGCCAGAGCGTCCCGTCGTCCCTTAGCACGCGGTGCACTTCTCGAAAGACTTCGACCAACTGCGCGACGTATTCCGCCGGCGACTTCTCGAGTCCGATTTGGCCATCAACGTTGTAGTTGCGGAGCCCCCAGTAGGGCGGGGACGTGACGCAGGTATGAACACTGGCGTCGGGCAGTCCCCGCAACTTCTCGCGGCAGTCACCTTGTAAAATCGTCAGATCGCTCATTCGCTCGTATTGAATCTGCGACGTTGAGTCATCGAACGTGGCCCTGCGTAGTGATTTATCTGCACCACGCAAAGGCGCGCTAATTGTCGTTTGGATTGTGCGCTGAGTGTTGGAAGCACGTCAGCGTTAAAGGACGGTCGTAACTGCGGGCGCAGAATAGCACGAAAAAAACAGAATGCAAGGGGTGTGTTGGCTGATCTACTGTAGTGTTACGGTAGTGTTTCCCTTCCTTTCGTTGCCTTTTATTGACGTTTAAGCGGGTGTGGCGGGAATGGATATCTCAATAATCCCGTTCAATCTAAATGACTTTACCGCTTATTGCCGCTAGCTGCCAATCTCTCGCCCCGATTCGTAATCAGTAGGTCACCAGTTCAAGTCTGGTAGTCGGCTCTGAAGAAACCGAAGAAAGACAATGAGTTACAAGAGATATGGCGGCCTGTCACTGGCCGCCATAATTTTTCCACTTTGGTGGCTGCGGTGGTTTTTCACGCAACTTTTTTTTCAATTTTCTTCAGCGCCTCGCCCGTTTGTCTCGCGATTTCCTCATCCGTCTTCAAATACCGCTCGTAGGTTTTGGTTTGCGTATGCCCCGTCGCCTTCATGCCCCACTGCCACGGCAAATTGTTGGCGGCAAGCGCGCGCGCGATCTTGGACGTTCCCCATCCGCGAAGGTCTCTCAACTGCAGATCGTCGGATATTTTGGCTTCCTTCTTCAGCGCCTTCCAGGCCTTCTTATAGTCGCCTTGCTGCAGGATCGGAACGTCGTCCGTCTTCGCCTTCTCAGCCCACACCTTCAGCTCTTCAATCAACCGATCGGATAACGGAATAATGCGCAGTTGTTTGTTCTTCTTCGTATTCCGCGCTTCGATATAGGCGACTTTACGATCCAAATCCAGATTGGCGCGCGTGAGCCGCTTCGCTTCGGTAAGTCGCAACGCCGAATCGGCCATAATCAGGATCACAGGCCGCAGATAGGCGCGGCTGCCAACGCAAGCGGCGAGTAGCTTGTCCAGTTCTTCGACGCGTTCGGCGCGGTTGCGCGGAACCTCGGCGGCGTCGCTGATCAACGGCTCGCCGGCGTTAAACGGGTTTTTGACGAGCCAGCCATTGCGGATCGCGAAGTTCAACATAGCGCGAAGCCTGCGCAATAAATGATTGACGCTCGACATTTTGCGCGGCGTCCCGCGTGGCTTTTCAACAATCTTATCGCCTTTGCGCCAGCGCCAAAACGTCGGCTTTTTCAGTATATGCGATTTATACTCTTCAATCGCGGCATGGGTGATCTTCTGAATCGGCGCCAGGTTCCAGTACTCCAGCAGTTCCTTTATCTCGTCTTCGGCTGATGCTTTCGCGATCATTCCAGACACCTTGATTCCGCCGTCATATGCCGCGTCGACGACTTTCGCCTTTCTATATCTTCCCGCCAACTCACCCACCGTCATATTCTCGGCGTCGAGCGCTTCCGTGCCGCCGGTTATATACCTGGCTTCCAGTTCGTCCGCGATCTGCCTGGCGTGGGTTTTGTTCCTCGCCTGACGCGAGTAGACTTTCATCTTTCCGTCCGGCTTTTTCAGTTCCAGCCGGCCATACCATTTCCCACTCGCTTTTTCTTTGTACGGATAGGCGGAATAGCCTTTGTATCGTCGCGGCATAATTTCTCTTTGTGAAAAACATCGATCCGGCGCGGTACTCCCCCAGGACAACAACGCGCCGGATGTCTGAGCGGTAGCATGACCAGTCCGCCCAAAGTCGCACTAGGGAAGGGCGGCAACCAGCCGGCTCAGTATCCCGAGCATTGAACCCGCCACGATCAGGACGCCGATCAGCATCAGCATGGCGGGGATTGCGGCGAGCGCCCACTTCAACATAAAGATCACCATCGAGCTAAATTTCATATCGGCGTCGATGACGACGACGCGCAGAGGCTTTTCGTTGTAGTCGGGTTTGTCGTTTTCTCGCATTGAGGTGTCCCTTCAGTTGTCGCCCCCACGCCCCGACTCCCCCGAGTAGTAGGCGTGGGGCTTATTGGGCGGTAGCATGACCAGGCCGCCCAATGTGGATGTGATTGATTGGCCCGGCCCGCGCCCGGCATCCGGATGGTTCCAGGCGCGGGAGGTTTCAGTCTCGCGCCCCGGGCCGGGACGCGAGACCTATTTGGATTCAATCACGGATATGACACCGTAACCGGACCCAAAACCGTGACGACGGCGTCATCGGCTATACGCACGAGACAGCCCGGCTGGACAACCCAGCGGCAGCCGTCGGGGGACTGAAAATAACGACCGATAGTTTTGTGCCCGTCGATACTGATCAAACAAAGCGCATCTGATCTGAACACTTGACCTATACAGACAAACCGCGCGCCCCTGGGCAATTCGAGGCGCACGCCAACGACTATGAAATTGGCCATGCGAGGACTCCTTTGTTTTAAAGAACAAAGCGCCCGCTTGCTTTATTGGTTAATTGGTTCAGGTGTATATTTTTCTTTTGGCCCGGTCTCTGTCGCCAACTCTCCTCCAGTTCAAGCGCGCAAAAATGCTCACTGGTGATAGTTGTAGTCGATCATACAGATGCAGGGATGTTCCGCATAGCGACCTGGGGGGGGGGGTTAAGGTTGGATTTTCGTCAGGGTGGCGCGTGCAAGATGACCCTCCTTTCTTCTGGGTCTGGATGGGCTGGTGGGTCAGCGATCTGGTGTTTCCTCAACTTCGGACTGAGTGATGTCCGAAGAGTCTTTTACTTTGAACCTGGGGCCTAAAATCCTGAGAGCTTCAGGATTTTCCGCTTTGAGAAACTTGAGAAACGCAAGCGCCGCCGTCTGCTCTTCAGGTGTCATGATCGCCCAATTTTCAATCATTTCCATAGTGCGGGCGCCTTCGGCCGCGCGGTCGACTGCCTGTTCGGATTCTTGTTTCATTTCTGCACTCTCTTCCTCTGATTTTGCGGGCGGTGCATACCCTGCAGCTAGCCTGACTTCGGCAATCTTAACCCCCAGTGCGCGGGCGATCTTATCGCATGTCTCCACACTCGGCTGAGGCTTGCCACCCTTGGCAGTTGGCGAAAAGTCCCTCTCAAGATTGCTGATGTAATTACGGCTAACATCCATCCGGCGCGCTAATTCAGCTTGCGACACATGGGCCGCCTCGCGCCATCGTTGTAATTTTTGTCCGAAAGTTTCCTTCATAGCGTCAACTGAAAGTTTACGAGTCTTTTGCAATCTGCGAGAATGATTTTTTGTCACCTGTTGGTAGACATCTGCAACCTGCCATGTTACATTTCGCCCATGGACATCGAAACAATCCGCAATGTGGACATTGATCCCGCAAAGCTGAAAGCCGCACGTGGGGACAGGTCTCCGTCCGAGGTCGCTAAATTGTTCGGCATTGAACGGCAGCATCTTTGGGCAATCGAAAATGGCTCTCGCAAACCGTCAGCGCCGCTCCTGATAAGGCTCTGCCTGTTCTATGGTGTTGGCCTGAAAGACATTATCAGCGCCGAAAAATTTTTGCGCGCCGCGTAATCTTCACGTTGACAGTCGCAATCTAATAGGTTACACTCCGCCCCGTCAGTGAAAAATAACGGAGAACGCCCTTATGATCTACGACTCACCCGCCACAATCCGCCGCCGCCAGGAAAGCCAAGCCGCGCCGAAACGGACGCGCAAGGCGGCGCCGATAAAGGTGATGACCGATGAACAATGGTCGTCAAAGTGCGATTTCCATATCGAGGCCATTCTCAATCCCATTTCTTCCGACAACGCCGGCGCGCACGCGCGCGCTCTGGTTCACATGGCCATTGAGCGCCGCGCTAACGAGATTCAGCGCGATTACCGCCGCGCCTATTGGAAGGCCGTCATAACCGCGCGCCACGAACTTCTCAACGTGGAGGTGGCGTCATGAAATCCAACGACACCGCAGCCGCCGCCTATGGCCGCGCCGTAATGGCGCAGGAAGAGATCGCTGCGGCGCAGGAAAAGTTGGACAGAGCCACTGCGCGAATTGAGCGCTTGGAAAGCCTCGTCCGATTTCTCGAAGAAAACCTTAAGCGCCTCGAACAACCGAAGGAACTGTTGACGGAAAAAGAAGCCGCCGAACTGCTGCGCGTCTCGCTGCGCACGATGCGCAACTGGCGAAGCGAACGTCCAGCGAGATTGCCATTCATTCTGTTTGAAGGCGGCGACGTTCGGTATCGCGCTGACGCGATTGAAAACTATCTGAATAGCCGCGAGCGGGGCAGCGCGAAAACCGCAGCGCTCCGTGCGGCCTGAATCTTCTGGCCGGCGCGCGCCGGTCGAAACGGCGACCACGATGGTCGTAACTGCAAAAGGGCGGGGAAGTTGTTGGAAGCGGCTTTCCTGCGACGGAGAAGCGAAATGGAAACGGTAGAAATCAACGGACTGAATGAGTCGGTGGAGGCGGTTGAGATTGAAGAACTCATGCCAGCTATGCAAAAGGCCATTCCCGTAGACGGGATGAACAACAGAATCAAAGACGCGCAGGAAAGCCTTAGTCGCGCATACGACATCTATCAGACCTCAGGCGATACGGAGACGGCAACGGAAGCGATTCCACTGCTCATTGAAGCCTGCACGGAACTGCTCTGGATCGTGAAGGATCAACAGAAGCAGATCGAGCGACTGAGAAGTGGGCATTGATCTTTCAACTTTCGGGACTACCCGGGCAACGGTCCCGAAACGCGGGCAGGGCGGTAGATGGATGCGTCGAGTCCTGCCCGCTGATCTTTCTTTCAACTTCAGCAGCAGCGGGGAGCCTGCTGAAACCGGGCGCGGGGAGCAAGGGGGCTTGAATGCTCTCCGCGCCGACGGGAAACAACGGAGGACGTAATGATCAAACTTACCTTAGCACAAGCAGAAGTCGCAGCCGCTCTTTATCGGTTGCAGGACGGTTCGGACGATTTGCCGCACATCGAGCCGCGCGAGGTCTTCCCGCAGCGGAACAATATCCACAATGGCGCGCGGCGGACGACCTACAAGTTGATCGAGAAGGGGCTTATCAAGACGCTACCGGCTGGCCATTATCCGCGCTACCAAGTCACTAAAGAATTGTTCGACGCGCTGATCGAGTGGCGCAACGAGCCGAAGAATTACGAGAAACTTCAGCAGTTCGAATTGGACTGCTATTAACGGAGGTGGAGATTATGGCGGAAGTCAAAATATCGCATACCGCACCATTCCGCGTTCGGGCCACGCTGCCGACTCTCACCAAGTGGTCAGTATTTGGCTATACCACCCGCGAAGAGGCCGAGTCGCTGATCGCCGCGATGAAGCGCGACAACTGGACTGTCGAATCCAGGGGCGTGAACAGCCCTGTCGAAAGCGATTGGCGCCGCGAGTACACTTCGCAGTTCGAGTTGGATCGCTACTAGCACGAATCAGCGCGGTGCCTGGCCTGAATGTTACCGGGACAATGGGACGAGACAAGGTGAAATCGTCCCACCGCGCCTGAGAAGTAGGGAAGAAATCAATGCCATGTGCGGCGCAAACAAATCGGGAAGGCTGGCAATGCCCGGTACGCGGATGTCCAAAGCGCCGCAATAGATTTTTCGGAGACATAGGGCTGGCAATGCACATTATTCAATGCCACCCCGGTGAGCTTGAGAAACGCCTCAAGCTCAAACGGCATCGGCGCTCGCTACGAACCAGGTTCCATAAGCGAAACCAGGTTGAAGAGTGAAACTCTCTTCGGCGCTGATTTGATCTTTGAACAATTTCGGACTGTGGTGTAACGGCTCGCATTAAGCGCAGCGTTGCGTGTGGCGATGGTGGTTCCGTGGATACGCGATGTAAACCCATCTAACGGTATTCGCGAAACGACCGAAGCGGGGGTACCAACCACTGAAGCACATCGGCGGGGGCGCCGAAGGAGAAGGTTCGATTCCTTCCAGTCTGACCAAGTTTGGCCGTGGACGCTTTTTAGCAACTCCCGCCGTTGGGAACCTGTTCCGTGCGATCGAACGCTACCCGCAAGGGCAGACTCTCTATACCGGATGAATCCCTTCAAGCGGCGTGCGCGGGAGAACCCGCCAACGGCCAAAACAGTTACGAGCTGGTTAGGGGACCGCGTGGTTTGTTCCTCTCGGCTTAGAGTCGCAATTCACCAAGTCCGGAAAAGCCAGTTCGTAAAAACCTTGGCGGGTGTGGAATTTGACTGCACGCAATTCACCACGCCGCCAATACGCCGGGGCGGTCGGTTTATGCAGGTCCGTGACGCCCCGGCTGCCCTTATACGCAAATAGCGGCCGCGCCAACGACCGCTATTCGATTGATGCTGAATTTTCAAAGAACCGCACTTTTATGATCGCAACTTTTACGATCGGCAGCCGACATAGCGAATTTGCCAATACCGTTTGCGCCAAATCAGATACGGCGCGAAACGCAATGATCGACCACCCCTGCGACACGTTGGAATCATGGCCAGAGCTTACCGCGCTTCAACCCCACGATGAAGTGCCAATGCCAACCCAACAAGCACAGGAAGAATAATGAGTAGTACACCTCACGAAATCGAAGCGATGGAGATTTTCGAACTAATTGCAAAAGTAATACCTCACCGCGAGACCGACACGCTGCGCAGGGTGGCGCTGTTGTACGGATGCAGTGAGCAAACGGTTCGCAAGTGGCGCGTAGATCCAGCCGCTTACGACGACGAGCCGGGCGATCCGCACGGCCGCCGAAGTCCGGTTCACAACTATCTGCAATTTATGGACGCGCTGAATGCGATTGATCCGGCGCGCGCCGAGCAGGTTCAGCAGAGAGTCGATTACGAATTGGCGAAGGGCCAATCCATTCAAGGCAAGAACTCGCATATGCGCAAATGGGAAGCGGTAAAAAAAGCGAATCAGTTGGCCCGCGAGATCGTCGCGGCGACTGATATGGGAGACAACAACGATGGCTGATCAGCCGCCGCTGAAAGATTTTATCGTCCCGGTCAAACGGCCTGGACGCAAACCTGACGAACTGCCGATCAAGGCGCCAAACAACAGCGCCGCTGAAGCGTTGGCGGAACGAATAGCGAAATATAGGGGCTGGAAATCGGCAGAGATAGGCAAGGCGCAGGAAAAGAAATAACGAGATTGCCGGCAAGCGCTGGCATTTGACAGCCGGGAACAGACCGGCACGGGTGAAACCTCAACGGGGCGGTGAGTGATACCGCCGCCCCGTTTTTTACCGAGATTCGCAATGGTCCACGGAACCTATTTATCAGTAATCGCAGCGCTGGCGCTGGTAATTGCCTTCCAGGCGCTCCGCGCGCGCCAAATCCGTCGCGCGTTCTTCGCCGCCTGCGCGCAGAAAGATATCGAGATCGCGGCGAGAACAGAAGCCGAGCTTGATAACGCGCGGCTGGTTCACGAACTCAGCGCCGCCAAACGCCAGGAACTGGAACACCTGGCGACGATTGAAAAACAGCGCAAGCGGTTGGCCGATAACGCCGGCTTTATCGCGCTGGCGAAAGAGTGGGCGGGGGATATCAGGAGAAGTTTGAATCTCGGATCGTTACCGGCAAGCGTTGAACAGTCGAATCAACGCATTGAGCAAGTCCGCCAGACACGGCGGCTACGAGGAGGTTTGCATGTGGTTTGAATTTGTTGTCTACGGCGCCATTGCGGTTCTCTGGATCGCCGCCGTCGCCAAGCTGATCAACGCGGCCAAAGGCTGGCCGTTAAGGTACTGAAACCCAACCGCCGGGGTTAGTCGGCGGCAAAAGGAGACAAGCACGTTATGAGCACAGCAATGGTAAAGCAGGAATCGCCGGGGGCAATCGTTTACAACCCCGAACAGGTTCAACTTATCAAGGACGTTTACGCGAAAGGCGCATCGAACAATGAACTCGCGCTGTTCGTCGAAGTCGCGCAGCGCAAGGGGCTGGATATCTTCAGTCGCCAGATCCACCTGGTGAAGCGCTACGACAGCCAATTGCAGAAGGAAGTCATGGAGCCGCAGACGGGTATTGACGGCTATCGGCTGATGGCTGAGCGCACCGGCAAGTACGAAGGCCAACTCGGGCCGTTCTGGTGCGGCGCCGATGGCGAATGGAAAGACGTATGGCTCAGCAGCGATCCGCCGGCCGCCGCCAAAGTCGGCACGCTCAAAGCCGGCTGCCGCGAGCCGTTCTGGGCCGTCGCGCTCTACAAAGAATACGTCCAGACGCGCAAGGACGGCCAGCCTAACGCGATGTGGAAGAAGATGGCCGCGAACCAGCTCGCCAAATGCGCCGAAGCGCTCAGTCTGCGCAAGGCGTTCCCCGGCGACTTAGCCGGTATCTACACGCAGGAAGAGATGGCGCAGGCGTCAAACGGCATGATTGCGGACGTGGCGCCGGAAGACGACGGCATTGACGCTGAAATCAAAGAGACATTCTTCGCCGCCGGCAAGACTGAAGCGGAATGGCTTGAATATGAACGCAAGCAAGTTACCGGAAAGCCGTCTGCCTACAAGCGCCAGTTGCTCGAGAGAATGCGCGCCAGGCTCGCGGCCAAAGCCGAACCCGCGCCGGAACCCGAAGGCGAAGTGGTGGAAGCCAAGCCACTCGGGCCTGATCACGGCAAGGTGATCGATCTTACCGAAGCGCTGAAAGAAGCCGGACAAACCTACGACGCCATTAACGCGAAGATTGCCGCGCTGTGCGGCGGTATCTATGCCGTCGAAGAACTCGACGACGCGCAAGCCGCAAAGGCCGCGAACGCGCTGACGAAGTGGTTTGAAGAACTCAAGCAGAAGGGGGGCAAGAAGTAATGGCTTCCTACGCGAAAGTAGCGCTGATCGGCTATCTGGGCCGCGATCCCGAACTTAAATACACGCCGAACGGCAACGCCGTCTGCAACTTCTCAGTCGCGGCCACTGAGAAGATCGGCAGCGAAGAAGTGACGACGTGGTTTCGTATCTCGGCGTGGGGACGGCAAGGCGAACTCTGCAATGAGTATCTGCATAAAGGTTCGCAAGTCTATATCGAAGGCCGCATACGACTGGAAACCTACACCGACAGAGAAGGCCAGAACCGGGCCAGCGTCGAGGTCAACGCGCGCGAAATTCAGTTCCTGGGCAGAAGCGGCGACAACGACGCGCCACGACGCGCGGCGGACTCGGAAGACAGGCAAGCGCGGCGGGAAGCGCTGAGCAGCCGGCAGGAACTGGACGACGACGTGCCATTTTAGTGTAGCTGAGTTGGGGCGGGTGAGGACTCGCCCCGTTTTTATTCTTTCGGATCGGGTTTGAAAGCGAGGATTTGATGAGGCTCACAGCGCAGGACATTACAGAGCTTGTTGAGGGTTTCGAGGCCGATCATTTTGAACTCACCCTTCCACAGCTTCGCCGCCATTGCCGGAGGCACGTCAAGCGCCTTCTGCAACTGGTAGGCGGTGGTGATGCCGCGCTTCTTCGCGAGTTCTGCAATTTTGACGGTAATCACGCCGTTCATACGAGCACAGTACCACCTAATAAGAAAATACGCAATCTGATATTACCCGATTGCATATTACACAATTGAGTAATACAATGACGACATGGCAGAACTAAAACACATACCAATCGAAAAACTACAGCCGCACCCAGACAACCCGCGCTTGGTGCTGCGCGAGGACGTGATTGACGGGATCGTCGCACAGTTGAAAGAGTCTGGTGCGTTCAGCGAAATGCATGCGCCAATCGTGCGGCCCCTCAATGGCCATTACCAAGTGATCAGCGGACACACCCGGCGCGAGGCGGCAAGGCGAGCCGACATAAAGACTGTGCCTTGCTGGGTCGAAGAGATGAGCGACGAAGAAGCATTCATGCAACTCGTCCTCAGTAATGCGCAAGGCGAACTGTCGCCGCTTGAAATTGGGATCCACGCATTCAAGGCTGTGCCATTGCAGAAGGCTGGCGGATTAACGGCATACGCAGAGAAGATAGGCAAAGACCGAGGCTATATCACCGTGCTGCGAATGGCGGGAGAGGTGTACGAGCACTCTAATAAAAAAGTGGCTCAGGCCACTTTTTTATTAGAGAAAGCGAAACACCTTGCCGCTATCCATGCCCTGCCCCGCGCCTGCTGGATAGAAGCCGCTCAGAGCATTTACGAGATGAGCGCCGCCGATGTGGACGCGGCAGTCAAAGCCGCAATCGAAGCCGTTAAAACTATACCCGAAGAGCTAACCGACATTTACCCCGCCGCTGATGTGGCGCTGCGCGTCTTCACTGGGCGGATGTCGCCGCGCGCCGTGAAAGAATGCGTTGCGGCAATGCTCACGCTGAGACTTCGCATCGAAGAACTCGAAGAAGAAACATCTTTAGACTGGGCGGACAAGTGGGTATGGGATATACGCCAGATCGAAAAGCTAACTCACGAAATCAATCTCAAACTCCAAGCTCTGCGCGAGCTAAAAGCAACCGTCCACCAATCCGACGCGGTTTCATTTCTGCATAGTATTGAGGATGAATCCGTTGATCTGCTTATCACCGACCCGCCCTATGCAACCGACGTTGAAGACATAGCCGCATTTGCCGCCGAGTGGGTACCGCTGGCAATTCAAAAACTCAAGCCGACAGGACGCGCTTACATCTGCACTGGCGCATATCCTGAAGAGTTGGCCGCCTATGCTGCCGCGCTAACGGCCATTGACGGGCTAACCGTCGGCGTCCCGCTGGTATGGGGCTACAACAACACTGTCGGCCCGGCGCCTACACACGACTACAAGACCAACATTCAAATGGTGTGGCACGTCTATAAACAGGATGCGCCCGCGCTGAATACTTCAGTCCTTACCGAAAAGAACACGCTGCAAGTTATCAACGCGCCCGATGGCCGCAACGGTAAACGCTGGCACGCATGGGAGAAGCCAATGGAGTTAGCTTCGATGCTGGTCAGGCACGCGCTTAGTCAGGCCGGAGCATTTGTTATTGATCCGTTCGCTGGCACGGGGACATTCCTACTTGCGGCAACGGAGCAGGGACACGTCGCAGTCGGGTCCGAACTCGATCCGCAGATGATCGCAATTCAAGTAGAGCGAGGTGTCACCAATGGATAGCGATGTCAGGCGGGATCTAGACCATAGCGGGCGCGCCTTTGTTGAAATTGTCTGGCCAATCATCAGAGACCTGAGATGGCTGGGCGAGTGCGACTTTATGTCTCTTGAAGAGGCTTACAAGTCAGGTCTCGCAAAGATTCTTGACCTGTATGCCGGATTCGATGGCTTATTGTTTTATCCAGAGGGCGTTGCGGGGATCGCAAGTAGAATTCAACCCCGCATTGGTATTGACGGCAAGATCGCCAAAGGGAAGTTCCCGTATGACACGTTCACTGTGCGCAACAAGCGCGATAATGGGGCTCCAACCGAACTTGAGAAGAGAAGGGCAGCTATTCAGTCAGAAGGGAAGTTTCTATACCCGCATCTCACTTTTCAGTCTTACTTGGAGAGGTGGGAAGGGCCATTGCTTTCCTTGGCCGCAATAAGAACGAAGCACCTTGTCGGCATTATTGACCATCCAGAAACAACTCAGAAGCAATGCTATGACCAGCGAACGTCTAACGCTACATTTAAAGCAGTGCCGTGGGACCGCATTTCAACGCACCCGCTAGCCGCTGAGAGCGCTACTCCAATCGTGAAAATCTTTCGGAACGTCCATGAGGCCGCGGAGAGCAGTAACGTAAAAGCTAAGCGTGCGCAGCGCACCACCGCGCAAGAGCTCATAGAAAAACAAGGACGGTTAATCGCCTAACTCGGACAAGGTTAAATAAGTGCCAAATCGCATTCTCAGAGATTGGACTGATTCATTCGCCGTCAACGAACTCGACGCGCAGGAAGAACGCTTCTTTGTGCGGTTGATTATGAAGGCGGACGATTACGGACGTTTTCATGCCGATCCCCGATTGTTGAAAGCCAACCTGTTCCCGCTCTTGCCAGATATACGTGAAACCGACATTTCCCGCTGGACCGCTGCGTGCGAGAAGGCCGGACTGATTCGCTGTTACGTGGATGCCAAGAGCCGGCGGTTTCTGGAGATCCAGAACTTTCAACAACGGATGAGGCAGAAGACGGCCAGCAGGTTCCCGGCGCCGGACAAGCCTAAACCTGACAGCAGCCTGCCGGACGACGGCCATACGGCAGACACGCGACCGTCACGAAGCGGCTTAAGTCCAGTCAACGCAATAAAGCCGCAAAATGACCGTCACGCGACCGTCACGCGACCGCTAGAGGCGGAGGCGTATTCGGAGGCGGAGGCGGAGGCGACGCGCGAGCGCGCGAACGCCAGCAGCAGCGGCAACCCGCTCGACGACTTTCACGACCCGCTGGCCGAAATGGCGGACGTAGTGGCCAAAGCCGTTGGGGAACCTTGCGTCCCTGCAGGCGATTCTGCGGCGCCGTTCCACGAGCTGGCGCAAGTGTGCGTGGACATAGGCGCCACAGCCGCCGACGTTGCCGACTACGAGTCGGACTATTACCGCCGGAAGGCCAAGCAGGGAAGCAACTATCCGCTGACGCTGCAGATTCTTCGCGCCGATTTGCCGGGATTCGTCCGGGGTAAGCGTAAGCGCGGGGAAGCGAACGGCGCGGCCACGGTGGTTGAGTCAACCCGGCCGCCCGTGGTGTCGGCGCCGGCGGACTACCGCCGGCCGAAAACGCAAGGGGGTGAACGGTGAGAGAACCGGACGTAACGTTTGAAAAACCATTGCCGACGAACCTGGAAGCCGAACGAATGGTTCTCGGCTGCGGGATTCTCGATAACGCGGTTTTTGAACAAGCGCTTGGGACGCTTGTCGAAGACGACTTTTTTTCAACCGCCAACCGCGCCGCTTACGCGGCAATGCTCGCGCTGCACAGCCGCGGCGAAGCGATTGATCCGTTGACGCTGGCGGAAGAATTGCGCCGCGCCGGCCAGTTAGAACGCATCGGCGGCCAGTTCTACATTGCCAGTCTCTTTGACGGCGTACCGCGTTTCTCGAATATCGAAAATTACGTCCGGCTGGTGAAAAACGCCGCGCGCGAACGCCGGCTGATTCACTACGGCGCCGCTGTGACGGCGCGCGCGTTCGACGGTGAAGAGTCGGTGGACGATCAGTTGCGGCAAGCCGAGCAGGATCTGGCGCTGATCGGCAGCGACTCGAATCTTACCTACTGGCGCGATATTGCCGGCGTCGCCTACGACGTAATGGTTGAAGCCGAAGAGCGCGGCAATTCCGGCCGTAGCGTGCTGGATTTCAGCAGCGGCTTTCGCGATCTGGATTACGTCACGGACGGCCTGGAACGCGGAACGGTGGTTGTTATCGGCGCCGCGCCAGGTGCGGGAAAAACTGGGTTGGCTCTGTCTATGACAACGCATATGTCCGAGTGCCAGGACAATTTCGTTGACGGCCGTCCGCCTGTTATCGGCTGGTTCTCAATGGAAATGCCGGTAAAGCAGCAAGCGCAGCGACTGTTGGCGTCCGTCGCCAGGGTGGACATGAAACGCTTACGCACCGGGTATCTGGACAAGGACGAATGGGTTCGCGTTGGACAAGCCATGCAGCAGATAGCCGGCTGGCGCGTCCACTTCGACGATAGAGCCGCGCTGTCACCGCGCAAAATGCGGGAAGCGGTGCGCAAGCTGAAGAACGACGAAGGCCACGTAGATATTGTCTTCGTGGACTATATCCAGCTTGGCGACGGCGAACGCGGTAAGGGGGAGTCGCGTGAAGCGGAAGTGGCGAAGATCAGTCGCGGACTCGTTCAGATCGCCAAGGATTTCAACTGCGTCGTCGTCGCCATTTCGCAACTCAATCGCGAACTGGAAAAGCGAACCAACAAGCGGCCAATGCTTTCAGACTTTCGTGACTCGGGCCAGATCGCGCAGGACGCGTATCTGCTGATCGGACTCTACCGCGACGAAGTGTACAACCCGGAAACGGAAGCGCAGAACATAGCCGAACTGATTCTTCTCAAAAACCGCAACGGGCCGCTTTGTACGGTTGAACTGGTGTTTCTCAAACAGGTAATGAGGTTTGAAGACAAATGGAATCAACTATCACAGTAGAGACGGACGCGCCTACACAAGAAGAACTAATCGCCATCGCTGTCAACCGCATCATCGAACAGTCCTCCCGGCTATCGCGCGACAGAACTATCGAAAACGTCTGGCGCGACGTATACGAGCCGGCGAAGCGCGCAATCGGCGACTTCAACCTGTCCACCGAAGACTATCAGGCCGCAATCGCGCGGCTGACGGAGGCAATGAGTGTATGAGGGAACAACTGCAAGAACAAATTCTCGACGGGATTGTGAAACTGGCACACGCCAATAACGCGCACGAACAAGCCGCAAAAGAGCATGGCCTGGCCGAGCACGCTTATCGGCAGTCGCGCGCGGTTGAGCTTGTGCGTGTGTGCGGCCTGAACGACGAGAACGGCAAGAAGCTGACTGAGGCGCACAGAGCGGCGTTGGTGGATATTGCCACGGACAAGGCGATGTATCGCGTGAGACTGGCAGAGGCTGAACACGAAGCCGCATGGGAACTGGTGAAAAGCTTGAAGACGCAAATAAGCGCGCTACAAAGTTTGCTCGGCGCCGTCCGCGCAGAGGCCGAAGCCGTGACATATCGCCAGACAGCGGGAGCGTAATCAATCGGGAGGTGGAACAATGAGCACAGCTGCAGCAAAAGCAAAATCTATCAAACCAGAACGCAATCTTACTGACAGCGAAGCGTGGCAGGCTGTCGAAGAATTTCAAATCTCTCTCTCGCCGCCGAATCGCACCGGCCGCTGGCTGGCGGTGTGGGGAAACGCCGAGGACGGGGTGTACACGTTTGGCGCCACGCCGGTTGAAGCGGTGGAAGCGGTGTTGCGGCAGATCGGGGAGGTGACGGTATGAACGAAGTATTTGCTTTCGAGGTGTCCGTCGCTGGAACCGACTGGACAAAGGTTATCAACCACCGCAGCGCCGGAAAGGCGAAATACGAATACTGGCGCGACGTTACCGAGTCGTGGCCTGACGTGCCTATCACTGCAATGAGGGCGCGCAAGATCGGAGCGCCGCGCACGTCTGAGGCGTTCGAGCGCAACGCGAAGTATCGAGGAATGCCGGAGGTGAAGTGCGGTCAGCGGGTGAAGGTCGGCAACGCTCTCGGCGTTATCGTCGGCCACAACTCAAGCGCCAACTTCGACGTGCTATTTGACGACGACGCGCCGAAGTACGCAGGCCGGCGATTGAACGTTCACCCGCAAGAGATCGAACTATTGGAGGCGGCGTGATTCAAGAGCGAATCTCAATCGAAGAAGGCCGCAAGATTCTGCGTGATCAGGCGACTCACCGCGAGATTCAGTCCGCCGTCGAGGAGTATCTAACCGCACAGCGTATCCCGTTCGCTTCCACGGACGCGGCTGGAAGCGATAGAGAACGTGTTGCGGCAGATCGGGGAGGCGGCGTGATGGCTAAAGACATGAAACCGGATGCGAGATTGAATCGCGCGATCAGAGATCGCAAGGAATACGCCGAGTGTAATTACGACTTCGATGACGACGAAGAATTCACCGACGATGACGCGATCGATGAATTGATGGGCGAGTGCGGCAAAGGCCGTGATGGCTATTGCTCGCTTGCCGGAACTGAATATTGCGATTGGGATTGCCCGTTTAGTTAGGGCGAGGGGGTGGTGTGATATGGCGGAAATTTGCCGATTAACAATTCCTGTGGACGTGAACGACGCCAATCCGAACAGGCTCAAGAAGCTTCGCCAGAAAATGCGCGTGACGAAGTTTCATAGAGAGACGGCTTACAAGGCATGGCTGGCCGCCGGCAAGCCGAAATCGGCCGGGCCGGTGATGATCGACGTGATCGTTCGTCGCGGGCGGGTGATGGATCAGGGCAATATCTGGGCCGGCTTGAAGCACGTCATAGACGGCATTTTCAAGAAGGCGCTGACGCCGGACGACTCGGAGAAATGGCTGCGCCTGGGGCGGATCGAACAGCAAACCGGCGGGAGGTGGCGGTACGCGCCGGAGATCGAGATTGTTGTAATGGAGGCGGTGTAAATGAAGCGAGACGAATCATTCAAAACCACCTACGCGCGGCTGAAGGCCAAACGCGACGCCATCAAATCCGGCATCCGCAACCCGCGTCCGGCAAGGAAGCCGATAAGTTTGTCGTTTGCGAAACGAAGTAAACCGAGAAAGGAGGCTATGTGAACTTGGACATTCTGCGCGACGACGTTTTTACGATTCCGCGCGATAGGTTCTATGCGCCGAGTTGTCCGGTGTGCGATAAGCCGCTGGTTGTGGATATTCACGAGCGCTACACCGACACCGGACTGCCGAGTGAAACCGGCTTTGATGTCTGGTGTTGCGGGCAAAACGCTTTCGGCGCACCGAAGACTCACCGCGATTGGGACTATGACGAACTCTTAACGGCTATCGAAACAACCCGGCGCTGGTTCGAACAGGAGTACGAGCGCAAGCGTAACTGGGAGATTTGCATATTCGGCGAGTCGGATTTAGTGCGATTGGAGGATACGGCTTATGTCTTCTAGCTGGACACCGAGCGAAATCGCAATGGTGATTATGTTCACTGCCGTCGGCTTATCAATCCTCGCCGTCGCGCTCTCGATTGTCTTCGCGCATTTCTACCACACGATTCGCCGCGACGGGCTGAAAGAAGGCCAGTTGATTGGTGAACTATCCGAACTGCGGCGCCGGGACGAAATGAACGTGCGCGCGCGCAGGGAAGCGGACAGGCGATTGGCGGCGGACGTTGAGACGTTTATTTCCGGCGGCGAGTTCACTGAGGAAGAACTGGACGTATGACGCGAGGACGGCCACCAAAAGCAATCTCGATTTCACAAGCGGAAGCCACCGCGCTTTGCCTGAATTGTCCATACCGACGTTGCCGTGGAACCGGGGACGCTCACTGTCCGATCAGAATCGCGTCACGGCGCCGCTGGTCGCGGGAGAACCGCAAGCGGGCTGAGTACCAGCGCGAGCGGTATTTGAGAAAGAAAGCCGCCGCTGAGATAGGGCGCATTTAAGCGGAAACCGGGCTAGGTTCGATTTTTAGGCTCTGACTGACCAGCGGGACAGCAGGGACGATTTAAACGCAGAAACCAAACAAGGAGCATTGCAGTTATGAAATACCGAATACTGATTTTCACTTTAGTAGCACTTTCAACCATTACCGCCGTCGCGCAGGATCAATCGCCGCGCACATGGATTGGCGGCGGCGTTACCTTTGCCGGAACCACCGCCGAACGTTCCCAAACCATCACCGGCGCCTACGTCGACAGCGCCTACGATCTACGGCATGGCTTCCAGGCGCGATTCACCGGCGCGTATCTGAACAACCCAATCATTCCCAATCTCTTCACCGGCGAATACGGTCCGACGCGCGCCGAGTCGGAATTGAGATACAAGGCGGTATTGGTCGGCTATCTGCCGGTTGAACCGTTGAACAAGGTCTTCGTCGGCGGCGGGGTGAGCACGATAAGGCACTTCTTCGACAGATCACCCGGCGTCTACCGTTCCGGCGGGCCGTATCGCCTGTACAACTCGTCAGTCAATCCAACGGCGGTCGCGGGTGTTAGGCTCGGCGGCAGCGAAGCGATCTTTTCTTACTACTTCCCAGATACCTACAGTTATTCAGGATTGCGCGGTTTCGGCGGGGAATTCAGTCACACGCGCAAGATCAGCGGCTATTTACACCTTCACTTCGGCGTCGAAGGCCGCTATCACCATTACCGCGAAGGCAACGAGACGCGAGGGAAGCGCGCGGGCGAGGTGCGCGGATTTGTGGGGTTCAGGTTTCAGTAAGGGGGGGGGGTTATGAACGGACTTAAAACTCTTGATCCATTAACCGAACGCAGCCGGGAAATTGAGCGGCTGAAGGCGGATATCACGCAACTGAAACTCGACGTGTGGAACCGCGATCAGGAAATCATTTCGCTGCGCGCTGCCGTCAAGGTTCCCGCCGTCGCCCAACTCGACGCGCTGCATAAGCTGGCCGAAAGTGGCGTGAAGTGGGACGACGCGGCGACTGAACTTTACGACTATCAGAACGGATCGGTTCACGAGTACCCGCGCGCCGATGTTTTGAAAAGCAAAGAACACCTGGCGCGGATTGAATTGCAATCGGCGATAAAGAAATACAGAGAGGCGACGACTTGACCACGTTGTGCTTCGCATGGCACCGCGCGTCTGCGCAATGCTTGGCATCGCCGCTCAACGCAACGCTATAACTATTAACAACCAACAAAAGGGAGACCCGATATGATCATTGCAACGTGCGAACTTGAAAGCACTTCACAGTATTCACAATCCAAGAATTACACGACGCCGAAGAAGGATAGGGAACTGCCGAAAGATTACGAAGAGCGGACATGGCGCGACCGGCTGCACGTCAACGCTGATGGCTACGTATTTATGCCGCCGATGGCGTTTAAAAATTGTATAGCGGAGATCGCGAAATTTCTCAGCGTTCAGGTGCCGGGAAAAGGGAAGGCGACATATACCAAAAACTTCGAGGCTGGGATTCTGGTTACTGAGGGGCCAGTGTTGCCCATCAAGAAAGAGGAAGTCCAAGGCGAATGGTTGTTCTTGCCCGCCGACGGTAAGCGCGGATCAGGTAAGAGGGTTTGGAAGTGTTACCCGCTGATTCCCGCATGGAAAGTGACAGTGGTTTTCTACATCGTGGACGAGCTGATTACTCAGGATGTTTTCACGGCACATCTGGAGGCGGCGGGGAACTTGATCGGATTAGGGCGTTTCCGTCCGCGCCAAAACGGATTTTATGGCCGGTTCAAGGTGAATAAGGTGGACTGGCAAGAGGCTTAGAGCGCCGCGAGGCCCCGCACCGCAGTGCTTGGCTGTGCAGCGCGCTGTTGCGCCCGGCGCGGTAACGCACTTCAACGCAACGTTTTCGCTCTTTTACATTTTTAGATTTGCCAATGCCCGGTGGGGCTGCGCGTCGCTGCACATCACGTCGCTGCTCACCGCCCCGCGAGGCTCTTCAACGCAACGTTTCTACTTTAAGGAGATTTATGGAAAAGAATATTAGGCCAGAATTCAAGCTTAGTCTCGACACTCAAATGCTGATCGAAAAACTTCGCGAACTGGACTACAGCGCCAGCGCGACTTATCGCGAATTGTCTGAACTGATCGGGCGCAATGTTCAGAAAGAGGCGCGCCATGTTCTCGATAGTGCCGTCAGGTATCTAGCCCGCGAAGAAAGCATATTCTTCAGTGTAATGCGGACTTCCGGCATTCAGCGCGTCACGGAATCCGATTACAGCAAGGCTGTGCCGTTGATTGGCAGAAAGCGGATTCGAAAAGCCGCCGGGGACATCGAGAGGAAACTGGGATTTGTCCCAATTGAGAAATTGGGCAAGGAGGAACAGAAAGAGGTTAATACGAACCGCGCCTTCGCCAACACTCTCAAGAATTGGGCGCGAGAGAAAGAGGCGAAGAAGATACACGAGGCCGCGCCGGATGACGGTAAGCTTTCGACGGGCGGGATTATTGATCTATTGAGCAAGCGGAAGGCGGGTTAAGTGTCGGGTAACGCGCTGCATCTTCGGGCGATGCAGGGCTACTTCATGCCGGGCATCGCGCTGCGCCTCGGCGCTTCGCAATTCAACGCAACGTTTTACCGCGCGCCCCAACGTATCACCTAACGCGCCGGACGCGCCGGCGCTTTCCCATAACAGCAGTACCAGGAGAACAATGACAGCAATTTCAACTCCCTCACAAGCGATTGCGTCAACGGCAATCGGATTTTTCAATAGCGTTGAAGCGATGGCGGACAGGCTTATTTCCGAACTGCCTGAGACGGCGGACGACCGAGTATTGGAAATTCGCCAGCAGGTGGAATCGCTCGGCTATATGTCGTGGCGTGTCGAGTGCGCCTGTGACGCTGAAGTTGCGCGGCGCTCGCAGCCAAGGGGCGCCAGGGGACGATACGATCTCGAGGGCCAGCAGGTGGCAAGGGCCGTGCAGGAATACGCCGATCTCTGCGCCGTTTCGCCGAAGCTGGTATATGAGAACGCGGGCATTCACGAGACGTTTTTCTCTAGTCTTGGCGCCAAGACTAGAGAGATTGAAAACGGCTCTCTTCAGCACTTGCGCCAAAAGGAATTCTATCGGCTCGCCTACCATACCGATGATCCATGGGGGACGATTGAAAAATTCGCTCGCCAAAAGTCCGACAATCCCTACTTCTCGACAAGGGATGCTCGACGAATGCTTGAAGAAGAGAAAACACCGCCATTGGATACGACAGTCCCGGCGCTCTGCGATGATCCTGAAGTAACCGCGGCGTGGGAAGGTTTTCAAGTGGCCTGCCGCCAGATGATTACCGCCGCGCCACGACTGCAAAACTTAATAAATGGCTATGTCGAAGAAATTCAATACGAACTCACCCTTCCGCCCCAGACGGTGGAAGTGACGATTTATGAACTACTTCGCCAGGGTTACGACGAATGCGATCAGATCGCGGCCAGGATGAAGCGGGATCGGATTTATGTTCAGGTGTGGCTTAATCGGCTTTGCGAAGTCGGGAAGCTGGAATCATTCGAGAAGGAACGCGCGCCAGGGGCAAGGGGGCAGGCGCGAACGGGTTATCGAGAGGCGGATTTCTGATCGCGTAAATATTCATTCGGACTCGTATAGCATTCACCCATTGCCGGCCATTACTTCATAACCTCCATTACTGACACGATAGGGCGCCGAAGGCTGAGCGGCGCCCTTTTCATCAAAATAAACCCTGCCTTTCCAGATAATCGCGCCATGGACGTTCCTTCAATCATCCGTTCCTCATTGATCGCGCTCTTCTCCGGCGTCGCCAGAAATCTATTGGTGACCGGCTTGACCTGGCTCGTATCTCGCAAGGTGATTGACGAATCCACAAGTAGCCAGGTTGTGGCGCTATTGCCTGTCGCGGTCGCGGCCATCGCGTGGTCGCTCGTGGAAAAGTTCATCATCGCCAAGTTGCACATGGAAAAGCTGATAACCGCGCTGAACCTTCCCGCCGGTTCGACTGTCGAGCAGTTAAAAGAAGAAATGCGCTCAAAATAAAGCCTTTCTTTGCCTTACGCTCCCGATTCGTGAACACCAAAAATGACCAGTTCCAGCGACTCCCCCGAGACCTACGGGACATGGTGACTCAGGATGACAACGTGGACGAACTGCACCTTGTGTACAAAGTCGTTCTGTCGGTTAGAGACGATCTCAACGCCAAGTTCGACGATCTGAGCAAGCAGATCGCGGCGTTCAAGGAATATATGATTCGAACTCAGGCGCTTGAAATAGATCGCAATCTTCCCGCCAGGATCGAGGCGCACGATAAGCGCCTTGAAATCGTCGAACGCGAGCTTGAAGGACAAATCAAGCAGCTTAAGGCGATTGTGGCGCTGCTCACCCTCGTTTCGCTCATCCTGGGGATATGGCTCGCGGTTGTACAACTGACGGGGGGCAAATAGTGGAAGATTTTTTAAACGCGCAATTACTTCTGAGCGAGAGTGAATTCAGGCAGAAGGTGGCGGACAGCACGGCCGCGCTCGCGGTCGACACGGCCACGGGAAGAATAATTTACGCGACGAGCCACGCGGAAAAATTATTCGAATGCCAGGTCGAGAACGGATTAGGCGGGATGCCATTCGAACGGTTGATTCCGTCCGAACTCCGCGAGCGCCACGCCAGGCACGTCGCCGGTTATCAGAAAAACCCGCATTCGCGCGCGATGGGCCACGGGCAGATGAAACTGCGGGCGCAAGCGCTCGGCGGCAATCAGTTTCCGGTAGCGATCACGCTGTTCCCGATCAAGAAATCGGATCGGCTGTACGTGATTCTGACAATCGTCCCGCTGCCAAAGTCGGAGGCCGCATGATGTGGAGTAACTTTCTATTTCGCGTCCGCCAATGGGCATGGGAAAACCGCGCCAGGCTGATCCGTTTCGCGCTGATCCTTGCCGCGATATTGCTCGCCGTCTTGCTGATCTTCGCCGCCGTCGAAAAGATACAGAGCTGGCAATACGAGAAGCGCGTCCAGGCGCTCGAAAAGCAACGCCGCGACGCCGAAGACAGGGCTGCCGCGGCTGAAGCGCGCAAGGCCGAACTCGAAAAGGAAATGGCGGCGGAAACGGCAAGGGGCGAAGAACTGAAAAAGCAGGCCAAAACTCTCGACGCCGCGCTCAAGGCCGCGCAGGGTAAAACCAAAATTCTCAAGGAAACCTATGAAACGGTGCGCTACGTTCCTATTGATCCCGCTACTCCTGTTTCCGTCGAATCCGCTTGCCGCGAGCTGGCCGCAATCGGATACGAATGCAAATAAATGCGACGGATTGGCGCGGGCCTGTACCGCCGCCGCGCGCGAACTGAAGGCGGCGCGGGAGTTGATTGCTGGCTATGAATCACAAATCGCCGCGAGTGACGCGCGAATTCAACTCGCTCAACAGCAACTCGATTCGCTGCGGAAGTTGCAAATGTTGAGCGAAGCGAAAGCACAGGAACTCGAAACCGTGATTTCAGCCGAACGCGAGGCGAAAGCGGCGGCGGTTGAGCAAATAGAAGTCCAGAAGAAAAGAATCGCAAGCTTAGAAAAGAAGGCTAGCTTCTATAAGAAATTCGCGGTAGTGGCGGGAACCGCTGCAATAGTCGCGATACTAATCGGAGTTAGGAGGTAAAGCATATGGCTGTTTTATCCACAAATGACCGCATCGCCGTATGGGCGCAGTGGATGCGGGAGAACGAAGAGACGATCACCGGCGCGCTGACGAAGGCAGACTTACAGGCCGCCGTCAACGCGATCGATGATTTTCTCAACAACAACGCGACGGCGATCAACAACGCCTTCCCGGTGGCGGCAAGGACAGCGCTATCCACGGCGCAAAAAGCGGCGCTGCTGAATTACGTCGTATTTCGTCGTTGGGGAGCGGGAGCGTAATGGCCAATATATTTAATCTTTTCCTGCCGGAAGAGGCGCAGTTTTTAGCCGCGAACTTCCCACAACTTTCAAAGGTGAATGGGAGCGCGTTTCCCGTGGCGGGCCTCGCATACGACGCAGCGACGGAAGAGGCGGCATTCTGGAAGTTTATTGCGACAAATTACGGCAGCGGAAATCTGACGCTGACGGTATATTGGTACGCCGACACGGCCAGTAGCGGGGATGTCATTTGGGGCGCGGCAATCGCGGCGATCACGCCGAACACCGATACGCAGGATGTCGAAACCGATTCTCTTGCCACGGCGAACACTTTCACCGATACCCACCTTGGCACGACCGGCCAGCGCGTTCACTCTGCCGATATCGTCATTTCGAACCTGGATTCACTCGCGGCCGATGATGTGGTTTTCCTGCGAATCTACCGCGACGCGGACGCCGGCGGCGACACGATGACAGGGGACGCGATTCTACTCGCCGCAAGGCTTTCCTATTCCGATACATAATCGATGAGCGTCCGCTTCGATAACTCAACTGATTTCTTCAGTCGCACCGCCAGTCTACCCAGCCAGGCGACGCTGACCACAATGGCGTGGATCAATCAGGCCGTACTGACCGGAGCTGGCGGCTTCAACCTTGGCGATTGGTTTGCGATTGCGGGCGCGGTGGATGGCGAATATCACTCAGTCGGGATACAAACCAGCGGCGGCAATGGTTTGGTGTACGTCGAAACCAACTACAATGATGTTGATTCGAGCGATGCGGGTTCGGCTATCTCGCTCGACACCTGGAGCCATGTCGCTTTCGTCCATAGCGGCAACGATATTGTTGTCTATCTGGACGGCGTGGTTGACGCGTCATTTACGAAATCCGGGTCGTTTACAGCCACGCGGTTTTTCATTGGCAGTTCCCACTTCAGCAACGCATTTAACGGCAGGATAGCAAGCTTTCTGATCTACGAGGCCGCGCTGTCGGACGCGGAAATACAGCAGCAGCTAAGACAGATTGCGCCGGTGAGATTGGCTAATCTCTGGGCGTGGTATCCAATGGCGGATAAGGCAGTCGCTGACTGCGCCATTGACTATTCCGGTAACGGCCGCAATCTCACCATCAACGGCGCGCTGACTATCGAGGATGGCCCGCCCATACCGTGGAAGCAGGGATCGAGGCGGACCTTCATTCTCTCCGGCGCGCCTTCGCAGATAGCGCGGCCTGACGGCGATGTGTCGGCGGGAGGTTGGACAAGTACAACGCTTTTCAGCAAGGTGGACGAGGCGGGGCCGGACGACAGCGATTTTATTACCTCAGCGTCCGGGCCAAGTAATGACATCTGTGAATTGTCGTTATCGAACCTGACCGACCCATCCGCATCCGGCGGCCATGTTCTTCGTGTCCGCCGCAAGAAATCCGCCAGTTCATCGAATCAGATTGATATGCGATATCGGTTGCTTCAAGGCGCAACCCAAATCGCTTCATGGACGGATGACACGAATATCAGCGACGCGGCGTTCGAGATCGTTACTCGCACGCTCACCGGCGGCGAAGCGGACGCGGTCACGGATTATTCGGATTTGCGCGTCGAAATCCGCGCCAATCAAAACACCCAGACGCCGACGGCGCCAACATTTACCGCAGCAGGGACTGCTGCAAATACTGCCACAGCGAGTACGGGAATCAGCCCCGGTCTACCCGCAAGTTTCCAGGCTGACGATATTTTCATAATGGTTGCTCATCATTCGAGCAACACAGATTTCAACGATCCCGCGGGTTGGACCAGAATAGCCGCGCTCAGCGGTAATAACACGTCTGCGCAACGAGTTGTGGTCTGGTGGAGAAGGGCACAGGTTGGGGACACCGCTCCCTCAATAACAGCGAGCACGTCTACTGCGGTTCGTATCGCTCGTATATATGGTTTTCGTGGCTGTATAACTACTGGCGATCCTTGGGATGTGAACAGCAGATCGGCGAATGCTGCTTCTGCGACGATTGCATCCAGCAACATCACAACAACAGTTGCGAATTGTAGAGTGGCCTTCTTCGGAGCATACGAAGATGACCCGACGACCGCGTCGCTGCCGACCGGGTATACGGCTATCGGCGTTTCTGGAACTACTACCGGCAACGACGCGATGCTGTGCGGCTGGCATAAGGCGCTGTCAGGCACAGGCAGCGAAAATCCCTCTACTACCGTTTCTGGTGGAACCTTCACTAACAGCGTGAACACCGGGATAATGATCGCGCTCAAGCCTGAGCCTTTCCCCTCTGTCGCCGCTCAGGTGTCGTGGTTGGAGTTTCAGGTTCCGGGGGTGACGGCGGGTGGCGGTACAACGCTGAACTTTACAGCGACAATCACTCCGGCGGGGGCGCTGGCAAGGCAGGTGCAAAAACCCTTCGCTGGAACGATCACCCCGGCGGGCGCATTGTCCCGCGCCGCGAGTCTTATTCGAAGCTATATAGCGACGATTACGCCATCGGGATTACTTTCAAACTCCGTCACCCGATTGCTGACATTCACGGCGACCATTACGCCGTCAGGACTGCTTGCGTCCACAAAGCTAATCTTCAAAGCGTTCACGGCAACCATCACTCCCGCCGGCGCGCTTATCAATATCAAGGCGGTTATCAGGTTCTTCACCGCGACGATTACTCCCGCCGGATCGCTCAGCAAGGCGGCGAGCATTATTCGCGCCTATACGGCGACCATTACTCCGGTTGGCGCATTGTCCCGCGCGGCAAGCCTGATTCGCGCTTACACCGCGACGATCACTCCGGCGGGGTTGCTATCAAGCGCCGCCACTCGACTGCGAACCTATACGGGAACAATCACGCCGGTGGGAGCTTTCGTCGCATTTAAGGTCATTGTCCGTAACTTCGTCGCCACGATCACGCCCGCAGGAGTCTTTAGCAAAATAAATATCAAGAGTTTTGTAGGCTTGATTACGCTGGCGGGGACGCTGACGAAGACGGCGGCATTTATTCGGAGTTTTACCGGAACCATTGCGCCAGCGGGCTCACTGTTCAAGACGATCTTTAAATCCTTCACCGGCGTGATTACAGCGGTCGGATCGTTCGTCGGCGGACTCTTCGGAGTCGCTGACAAAATGCAAGTTGTGGTCGGTGACCGGTTGAAGACGCAGGCGCTGGTAAGCGACAGAGTGAAGACGCAAGTAGCGGTTTCTGATCGAATAAAAACCAACGTGACAGTCTCGGATGAATTAGGCAATTAGGAGTCGAAAATGGCAAACGCAGTAGGCATAGGCGGCACGCTGAAATTGAGGAAAATCAAACGTCAGCGGGTCCCGAGCGGTCGGGAATTATCTATTCTGGAAATGGTCAAGTACGGCTTCCCAAATTTCGGCTGTTCCAGGGAGGTCGCATGGTGGCGATTTAGGAATATTCCCAATCTCTGGCGCGGAATCTGGCGAATAGCCATCGCGCGCTTCTTCGGCCTGCCGCACTTTTACGGCCAGCTTTCCCTGACGATCATTCGCGGCAACGGACAGGTTGTCGATTTAGGTCTGGCTTCACTGCGCGTTATTACCACCACCGGCGTCAATGCAATTGTCGACGCTTTCCAGAACACTAAAGAGTTAGAGAATTTCAAGTTCCATGGCTGGGGAACAGGGGCCGGCGCTGAGGCGGCTGGTAATACCGCGCTCGGAACGGAACTGACCACGCAATATGTTGGCGACGTGCGACCGACCGGAACGACTGAAGAGGGCGCATCGGCGAATATTTATAAAACCGTGGCAACGCTTTCGCCTGACAGTGGCGGAACTATAAACGTCACCGAACACGGATTATTCGATCAGGCAGCGACGGGTGGCGGCGTAATGCTGGATAGAGATTTATTCACAGCGGTTCCAATCACCGCAGGCAGCGATTCACTTCAAGGAGACGAGCAAATCTCTTTTGCGGCTGGTTCCTGACGAATGAACGTATACGATCCAGGCAATGTAGTTACAATCTTCGCCGAATTCACCGACAAAACTTCTGGCGATTTCGTAGATCCGACCACGGTGACGGCGACGGTTAAAAACCCTCTTGGCGTCCAGACATCCTACGTTGTCACATCAGGTCAGATCGTGCGTGACGATCTCGGTAAATACTCGCTGGATTTACAGCCTGATTTGCAGGGCGTCTGGTCCTACAACTGGATAGGGACCGGCGCGAATAAAGCGGCGAAGCCCGGCGCGTTCAAGGTTGCTGAAAGCCAGTTCGATTGATTTAGGCTGAACATCACTCTCCAACTTCCGGCCCGGTTAATCGCCGGGCCTTTTTGTTAAATGCCGGACGACATTCTTACAATCGCGGATCAATTCAGGCGCGCTCTTTTTGCTCGCGAGCGCAAGGCCAGCTTACGCCTGATAGAAGCCTATGGATTGGCGTGGAAGCGGCTGAAGAAGAATCTGGATAAATTGACGGCGGACATTGCGGCGGCGCGCGCCAAAGGCGAAGCGGTCAATCAGTTTTGGCTGATCAGGCAAGAGAGATATTTGATTCTCTTGCGGCAGGTGAACGACGAAATGCGGAAGTTCTCTGACACTGCTGAAACGACGATCACGAAAGGGCAGGAGAAGGCCGTGAAAGCCGGCTTGAAAGACTCTGCTGCCTTAATGGACGCTGCGGTGGAAACCGCCAACATATCCGTCACATTCAACAAACTTCCAACCGCCGCCGTCGAAAACCTTGTGGGATTCTTAGGCGACGGATCGCCGCTTCGATCTCTCTTAAATCAACTCGGGCCATCCGCGCGCCAGATCGTCGAACAGGGATTGATTGAGGGGATTGCATTAGGGTGGAATCCAACGAAGATTGCCAGACAAATCCGCGCGGGGCTTGGCGGGAATATGACGCGGGCGCTGACGATCGGTCGGACTGAAATTTTACGATCATACAAGGCTGCTTCTTTGGCTAATTACCGCGCGAATTCTGAGGTCGTGCGCGGCTGGTATTGGCGATCATCAAGGTCGCGGCGCCAATGTGCCGCATGTACGGCGCTCGATGGCACATTTCACCCATTGAGCGAGCCGTTCAGAAGTCACGTAAGATGTCGATGCAGTCCAATTCCGGCCGTCAAAGGCGTTACGGTTGATAAAGGCGTTGACTGGTTTGAAAAGCAGGACGCGGAAACGCAGCGCGCCATTTTGGGAACCGACAAAGCGTATGAAGCGGTGAAGCGCGGCGATTTGAAGTTGCAGGACTTAGTGGGAATTCAGCAGGGCGGACGCTGGGGCGAGAGTTATGTGCAGATTGGGGTGAAGCGGGCGATGGCGGGTGAGGGCGCGTTTCCTGTGCAAATAAACTAGGTAAAGACTTTAATATTCTCGCGTGAGTAAAGCAAAATCACAATGGAAGGATAGGAAGATTGAAACCGTCCGGATGCGCGTCGGCGATGTATTACCGCATCCGATGAATCCGAAGATTCATCCGGAAAGCCAATTAGCGCCGCTGCGGGGGCTGCTGGAAACCGTCGGCAAGTTAGACGATCTGAAGGCGTATCGCAGCGAGCGCGCGGGCGGGGCGCTGGTCTTCTTCGACGGTCACGGCCGCCAATCGCTCGATCCTGATCAGGAATGGGATGTTGATATTTACGATTTGACGGATAGCGAAGCCGATCTCGCCGTCGCCACGTTCGATCCAATCGGATGGCAGGCTGAGCAGAGCAGGGTGAAGCTGGATGAGTTGCTGCGCGAAGTTTCGACCGGGAATGAGGATCTGATGAACCTGCTCACGAAGCAGGCGGAAGATGCGGGGATTGTGCCGCCGATGGGAAGCAACGCGCCGGGCGCAGGCGGCGACGATTTTGATACGACGCCGGAAGAGACGCAGACGCGGGTGGTGTATGGGGATTTGTGGGCGTGCGGCGAGCATCGGGTTTTGTGCGGGGATTCGACGAAGGCTGAAGATGTGGAAAGGGTGATGGCGGGAGAGAGGGCGGCCTTGATGAATACCGACCCGCCCTATGGGATCGCTTATGTCAGTAATGCGCAATCTAAGGGGCAGGGCGAGGATTACACGGAGATTGAGAATGATGATTTGGACGGCGAGAGGCTGCAATCCTTTCTCGAAACTGTTATTCGTGTTGCTGTCCCTTACTTGCTTGAGCGGACGGCCTTTTATCTCTGGCATCCCATGCTGACGCAAGGCACGTTTTTTGCGGCGGCGGCGGCGGCGGATATTCTCATCCATCGGCAAATTATATGGGTGAAGCCATCACTGGTGTTTGGGCGCGGCGATTATCACTGGCGGCATGAATTGTGCTTTTACGGATGGCGTCGCGGCTTCAGGCCCGAGTTTTACGGAGAGCGCAATCAGACAACAATATGGGAAGTGGGCCGGGAAAATGACAAAGTTCATCCCACGCAGAAGCCGGTCGAATTATTCGTGATTCCGATCCGCAACCACACAAAGCCGGGCGATGTCGTCTATGAGCCGTTCGCCGGGAGCGGGTCGCAATTCATTGCGGCTGAGCGCGAAGGGCGCAAGTGCTACGGACTCGAACTGGAGCCGAAATATGTCAATGTGATCTTGTCCCGATGGGAGGCCGAGACGGGCAAGCAGGCGCAACTGCTGGAGCGGCAATAACTGGATAACTGAACACATGAAAAAGGAGAAATGGACAGCTAAAGATATGATCGACGCCCTGAAGAAAACGCAGGGCATGGTCTATCTCGCCGCTCGCGAGTTAAACTGCTCTCCCACAACTGTTTACACCTACGCCAAACGCTATCAATCAGTTCAAGAAGCGATCAATGACGAGCGCGGCCATTTCGTTGACACCTGCGAACTTGCGTTAAAGCGTGCCGTATTGTCCGGCGAAGGTTGGGCGGTCTGTTTCGCATTGAAGACGCTCGGCAAGGATCGCGGGTATGTAGAGAAGCGGCAGATTGAGCACAGCGGTAAGATCGATGTCAGTAAACTATCGGACCAGGAACTCGACGCCATTATTGATTCTGAAGGCGAAGGCTGAACGTGAGCGGCGCCGTAGGCAGAAAGAGCGCCAACAGGTCGCGCCGCTGACCTTCCGCCAATTCATCAAACAGGCGAATCCGCAATATAAGTTCTATAGACACGTCGAAGCCTTAATCGCCGTCCTTCAGCGCGTCGCCGACGGGGAAATCAAACGGTTATTGATTTTTACGCCACCTCGCCACGGTAAATCCGAAACTGTCTCACGATTATTTACCGCCTATTTCCTTTACCGCCATCCGCAATACTGGATTGGATTAGCGAGTTACGCCGCTGATCTGGCCTACACCCTTTCCCGCAACGCCCGCGAAAACTACCTCCGCGCTGTCGGCGCCGTGAGCGAGCAGGCGAGCGCGGTCAAACAATGGGAAACCGGGCAGGGTGGGGGATTGTGGGCCTGTGGCGCTGGCGGCCCGGCGACAGGCAAGGGTTTTCACCTTGGATTGGTAGATGATCCGCTAAAAAACGCCGAAGAAGCCGCGTCGGAAACGATCCGCGCGAAGCTGCAAGACTGGTGGAATTCGACGTGGTACACGCGCGAGGAACCCTGGTCCGACACCGACCCGCACGGCGCCATGATTGTCGTTCAGACACGCTGGCACGAAGCAGACCTCGCCGGCTGGCTTCTCGACGAGGAGCGCGAAGCCGAAGACGATGAGGACCGGGAACGCTGGCATATCGTCAACCTGCCGGCGATAGCGGAAGAGGCGCAACCGGATCAATTTCCGCCAAGTTGCACGGTGGAACCGGATTGGCGACAACCCGGCGAGGCTCTATGTCCGGAGCGAAGGCCAATCGAAAAGCTCGTCAAAATCCGCAACCGCATTTCCGACTATTTCTTCGACGCGCTGTTTCAGCAACGGCCCACGGCAAGAGAAGGCGAGTTTTTCAAAGTCTCCAAAATCGAAACGGTTGACGCCGCGCCGCCTGATTTACGCCTGTGCCGGGGCTGGGACCTGGCGAGCACCGAAGGCGGCGGCGCGTTTACGGCGGGCGTGTTGATTGGGAGGGATTCTAAGGGCGTCTGGTACGTGGTGGACGTTGAGCGCGGACAGTGGTCAAGTGACGACGTAGAGACGCAGTTATTATCAATCGCACGCCGCGATGGAACCGGCGTGAAAATTCACCTTCCACAAGATCCTGGGCAGGCTGGAAAGAAGCAGGGTATTTCATTGGCGCGGATGTTGGCGGGATTTCAGGTCAAAGTCGAACCTGTCACAGGTTCAAAGGAATCCCGCGCCTTTGCCTTCTCGGCTCAAGTCAATATCGGAAACGTCAAAGTCGTCAAGGCGCCGTGGAGTAAAACTTTTATCGAAGAATTGCGCCAATTCCCACGCGGAAAGTATGCGGATCAGGTTGACAGTTCATCCGACGCCTTCAACGAATTGGCGCTGGGCGGCCAATTCGCGCAATGGGACTTCTTCCGGTAATCAAAATAAGCTCAGCGCCAAGTCTATACTCTCTCCACGGGTGAACCTCCTGTTGAGCGGTCGCGGTTGGCGTGACTGGCTTAGTCGCCGCGACCGCCTCTTTTTATCCTCGCAAAAAATAAATTCCAGTCTTGCGGCAATCTTGCGCCGTGGCCGGAGATAAGAACCAACCCAATTACCTATGTGGCGCTTACGAGTGCATGAAGGGCTCGTGGGAGATCATGCGCGACACCTGTATCGGGACGCCGGAGCTACGCAGGAAGGGCGTGGCATATCTACCCAAAGAGCCCGCCGAGCAGCCTGGTCCCTACACTTACCGTCTCAATCGCGCCATTTTCTTTAACGCCGTCGATCTGACATTGGCTGGGTTGGTTGGGATGGTTTTCCGCAACGATCCAGAACTCTCCGACAATGTTCCGGAGGTGATCAGAGGCAGGGAATCGGAAGGTGAAAATGTTCAGATTGAAGGTGAATGGGAAAATATAGATAACGCTGGAACGCATGGCGTCGTGTTTTGCAAAGAGGTCTTTAAGAACGCCGTGCGCGACGGTCACGCTGCGATCCTCGTTGATATGCCTCCGCCGCTCCAAGAGGGCGCGACGATGGCTGAGGAGAAAACGGCAGGACGCCGGCCATATTGGGTTTCCTACTCTGCCGATCAAATTATCAACTGGCGCACGAAGATCGTGAACGGCCAGACGATGCTTGATCTGATCGTTTTCAAGGAATGTTCCAAAGAACCTGACGGCGAGTACGGCGAGAAAGAAGTCACGCGCTATCGAGTATTGAAGCCTGGCAGTTGGGAGCTTTACAAAGAGGTCAAGGGCGAGAACCTGCAGACACAGATCGTGCCCGACCCCGACAATCCGGGCGGGGTCACCAATCTGACTGAGATTCCGGTCGCTATCGTCTACTCGCGTAAATGCAATGTCCTCGAATCGCAGCCGCCGCTGATTGATCTGGCCTATACGAATATTGCTCATTATCAGAAATATTCCGACTTTTCCATTTATCTGCATATCGCATCACGTCCGGTGCTCTGTCGCAAGGGCGCTGATCCGAATAATCCAATCACGACAATTGGGCCTTATACGATCTTTGACGTGGCTCCCGAAGGTGATGTCTGGTACGCCGAGACGACGGGCGCGGCGCTGGCAGCCGCGAGCCAGGATATCAAAGATCTTGAGGAGCGAATGTCAATCCTCGGTCTCTCGCTACTCGTCAAGCGCACGGGTGGGCCGATTACGGCCACAGAAGAGCGCGGCGACGAGATTGAAGAATCCAGCGATCTTGCTACATGGGCGCGCGGCCTGAAAGACGCCATAGAACTCGCCCTCAAGTTTCACGTTCAATATCGAAGCCCGGGCGCCACGACAGGTGGCAATATCGAAGTCGGGGCGAGCCTGGACGCGCAGGAACTGACGCCGGAAGAGATGACCGCCTGGAGCAATGAGGTCGCCGCGGGTCAGTTCACGGTTGAAACGATGTGGAAAGTATTCAAGTCGGGCGGCAAGTTGCCGAGTGACTTCGACCCGAAGAAAGAGAAGGTCGCGCTTGAGGCGGAGGCGCAACTGAAACGGGAAGCGGAAATCGCAATGCAGGATGCGATAAGCCGTAATTTTGATCGCGGCGGGGCCGCTGAAGAATAGCGCCAAAAAATAAATCCTGGCGCTGCGGAATAATTCGAGTCGTCGCGGGCTAAGCCCGCAATTTACCGGCTAAGCCGGAAACTCCGAAGCTAAGCAGAGGGGAAATCAATGGCGGATATCCAATTTGAAATAGAGAACCTTGAGGCGGTCGAGGAAGAAATACGCGAGGCATACGTCGAGAAGGACGGCAAGTTTCGATTCGACCCCGACAAATACCACGAACTAAAGGCTAAGCCTTTAATCGCAAAAAACAAGGAACTGATCGGCAAGCAAAAGACGCTCAGCGAGACGGTTAAAACGCTTGAGAAGGTCAAAGGCTCTGCCGAGACCGACGTAGAGAAGGTCGCCGCGCAGAAAGATCAGGAGATCGCGGGCCTCAAACGGCAGTTGCGCGAAAGCTCGATCTGGGCGCCGGTCCAGCAGCTCGCCGTTAAGCACGGCGTAATGCCGGACAGGTTGGAGCACGTTATGACCGTGCTTCGCGCTCAAGACCGCTTCGACCAGAACGATGAAGGCAAGCTGATCTTCAAGGACAAGTACGGCGACGAGACGGCGATAAAGCCCGAGCGGGCTTTCGAGTACTACTTGAAGGAAGAAATGCCCTGGGCCTTCGCGGCCTCTCAGACGGGCGGCAGCGGCGCAAAGAACGGCGCCAAGGCTGGCGGCGGTCGAGTGATTACGCGCGAGAGCTTCGATCAGATGACCGAGGCGGAAAAGAGCAAGGCCATCAATGAAGGGGCCAGGCTTGTTGATTAACTCCCGCTCTAAATCGAGTGGGGATTTTTAGGAGAAAATATGGCATTAGCTAATACCCTTACGGGTCTTATCCCTACTCTGTACGCCGCGAGGGACGTTGTCTCCCGCGAACTAACCGGGCTGATTCCCGCCGTTACGATTGACGCCGGCGCATCGCGCGCCGCGAAGGATCAGATTGTCCGCGTTCATATCACGCCGAAACTTACCGCGAGCGACATTACCCCGGCGATGACCCCGCCGACGCCTGACAGCGTGGCCATGGGTTCGGTGGATATGTCCATCACCAAATCGCGGGCCGTGCAGGTTCCGTGGAGTGGTGAAGAGAAGCAGAGCATCAACGAGAACGGGCCGGGCGTTGACAACGTCGTCCGCGATCAGGTCGCGCAGGCCATGAGGACGCTGGCCAACGAGGTCGAAACCGATCTGGCCGGACTGTTTATTAACGCCTCGCGCGCGGTCGGCGCCCCGGCGAACGGTCCCTTTTCGGGGACGGACCTGGGCGACTCCGCGAAGGTTCGCAAGATTCTCGACGACAACGGCGCACCGCTGTTCGATCGGCAGTTGGTCATCAACACCGCCGCCGGCGTTAATCTGCGCACTCAGACTCAGCTCACCAAGGCCAACGAGGCCGCGACCGACGCGACGCTGCGTCGGGGCACGCTGTTGGATCTCCACGGTTTTAGCATCCGCGAATCCGCTCAGATCAAGAGCGCCACTAAGGGCACGGGCTCGGCCTACACCACCAATACCGCCGGCTATGCGGTCGGCGCCACATCAATCACTCTCATTACCGGAACCGGCACCATTCTTGCCGGCGATCGCGTGACCTTCGCGGGCGATACCAACGTCTATGTCGTCAAAACCGGCATCGCTGCGCCAGGAACGATTGTCCTGAACGAGCCCGGCCTTCGCGTCGCCATTCCCACATCGGCTACCGCGATCACCGTGGGCGCCACTAACGCGCAAAATTTGGCCTTCCAGCGTTCGGCGCTGATTCTTCTGGCTCGCGCTCCTTATCTGCCGGGCGGGCGAGATATGGCCTCGGATCGCACGATGATCACTGACCCGAATACGGGGATCACGTTCGAAGTCGCGCGTTACGACGGATATCACGCTCATTTCCTTGAAGTCTCACTCGCTTGGGGCGTCAAGGGTATCAAGCCCGAGCACACCGCCGTCCTGCTTGGGGCTGCGAACTAAAAGGCTATGGGCGCCTGGCGCGGGTCGGGCGCCCATTAAGCGGGGAAATCAGATGGCTAAAAAGAATGGTCAGCAGGTGAGCGATCAGCCGGAAATCATCCAGCCCGATCAGCCGGCAATCGCCGACTTGCATGAACGCCACAGCACACTGCGAGACGAAAGGCGCGCGCTGGAGAGAGAACTGGGCGCAATCGACGGCAAACTCCGTGCGGCGATTGACAATGGCGACCTGGCGCTGCTGGAGAGCCTGTCGGCCCGCAAAAGCGAACTGCCCAAACTCTTCATTGCCGCCTCAATGGCTGAATCTACCGTGCGGCATGAGATTTTCAACGCCGAGGATTCGGCCAATCTAAAGCGGCTTGAGGCCGCCGAACTCCTGCGCGACAAACTTAAGGCCGCGTTTGAGGATCGTCAACGCGAGGTCGAGCTCGAACTCGCCACAATGAAAGCTGAGATACAGGTCGCCGAGCAAGTTCTCGGTCAGGCGTATGCTGCCATCACGGGATCACGTGAACTCGGGGCCAGTGGCGACGCCGGATTCAAAAAGTCATTGGCCTCTTTGGGCATAGGTTGATATGCCAATCCCCGCGCTCGACAACACAATCGGCGGCGCGTCCGCTAATTCATATGTGCTTGAGACTGACGCCCAGAGTTATCTGGACGCCAGACTGAATAGCGACGCCTGGATGAACGCTATCGCCGACGATAAAACCCGCGCGCTCTTAATGGCCGCTCAACGCCTTGACCGCGAAACCTGGCTCGGTGAGCGCGTGAATATCACGCAACGCCTCGCGTGGCCGCGAATCGGCGTCGCGAAGGTAGACGGCGTGAGTAGCTTCTACGGCGGCTTTTACAGTTACGGTTGGGGCTGGGGATACGGCGAGCAGTATTTATCAACCGAAATCCCGCAGGTTATCAAGGACGCGCAGTGCGAATTGGCGCTCGAATATTTAGGCGGCTTCGACGACGGCGGCGATGACGCTATTGATTCATTCAGCGCCGACGGTGTGAGCGTGAAACACAGGCAATCACGGCCTGACGGGCTTCTGCCGCCGAAGGTGGCGCGGTTAATCGCGGGGTTGGTTGCTGGGAACGTATTGATCCGTGGTTAAACCTCTTCTCTCAAAATCCACGCTCGACAAAATGCGCCGCGCTCTCTACGGGCGCAACGTCGAAGCCGTGTTTTATGGGATCACTCCGGAAGCCGGGGAAACCGAGAGCGCGCGGATAAGCAGCGGGTTCACTTTCGTCCGCGAAAGATCGAATGACGGCGAGAACGGCAAAGTCAAATTCTGGCTGGTTGAAGGCGCCGTTGATCGCGACTTGCTGAAAACCGGCGCGGCAATGGCGCTGGTGATTGATGGAAGAGAGTCGAAGTATGCGATTGACGAGCTGTTACCACAGCAGCAGATCGGGGCCGGGTATGTGTTGCGATTAAAGCCAACGACGGGGGCGACGCAATGAATCTTACGTTTCAAGTCCAGATCAAGGGCGACAACAACAAGGATTTCCGCCGAATCTTAAGCAATATCGGCTTCGCGATCGAGGCCGAGGCGAAGTTGCTGATGACCGGGGTTAAGACGGGGCGGGAATATAGACGCAGGGGCCGCATTCACATTGCGTCCGCCCCGGGTGAGAGTCCCGCTGTAGACACCGGCTTCTTGATTAACTCGATTCAGACGGACGTGAAGTCGGACACCGAAACCGTGGTCACAATCGCGGCTGAATATGCGGAAGCGCTTGAATTCGGAACTGAGAATATGGCGGCGCGTCCGTTTGTAAGGCCAGCAATCGACAGCGTGTTGAAGCGTTTTGACAGCGGCGGATTTTTAGGGGTGGAAACATAAATGCCGACCTTCACCGAAGCGCAAATGCGGGCAGATTTAGAAGGCGAAATCAAACTCGCGGCGCCGCTCGCCGTGGTTTTTCCATGGTGGGCTTTGGGGGGTGACGAGCGGACGTGGCCGGGAAAGCTGGTTTCCCCCGCCGACAATAACCTTGTCCACGGTTACGTGATCACGCCGAATCGGACTTATAGCGTGCGCGAAAACCCGAATTGCCTGAGACAGTTTTTTACTTATGAGATTCGCGGCCTGCGCTGGTATGACGACGCGGGGACGCGCGCGGCGAATTCCGATCTGGCCTACACCGCCGAACTGACCGCGATCTGCCAGCGGTTCGCGAATAAACCGAACCTGCCGCGATCCATTATGCGAATCGCTGAAGGCGGCGAATTGGATTTCCGAATCAATTTAAACCTGTACGGCGGCCAGTTGTTACACCGATCAATCGGCCAGATAACGATTGAGCAATGTTAGCGAGGTAAGCAATCAATGCCTAATGACAACCTGATACGTGACGCAAAACTGTTCATATCCAAACGTGAGGGCGCGTTTAACACCCCCGTCACGGTCGGCACGGATTACGAGCGCGCCGGCTGGCAGAATGGGGCGGTGTATATGCCCGAGCCAGAGTTCAGCACGGACGCTGGCAGAGCCGGGAATAGTTCAGAATTCCAGACAGGCCAGTGCCTAAAGCGTTTCGGCCAGGCGACAATCGGCTGCGCTGATCGCGCCAATTTCAGACTGTATGGCAAGGTGGCGATGCGCGCCGCCGGCGGAACACCCGCCGCGCCGGCCGTCGTCGTTGGCGGCATCGCGTGGCGGCATAGTGCGTCTCTATTGCCACCCGCCGCCGGGTTACAGCTTCCCAGTTTCAACGCCATTGTCGAAGCGGGCGGCGCGTCAGTGCTTTACCCTGGCACCGTCGTCAACGACTTCTCAATGTCGCAATCCGGCGATGACGACGTGCAAATCGCGTTCTCGCTCCTCTGCTCAGGCAAGCACCGCATCCCCCATTTAATCGGTGTTCAACAGGTGGAAACCGCAACGGCCGCCGGCACGGTCTCAAGCGGCGCCACCCCTATCAACGTCACTATCACAGCGGCGAATATGGCCGGCTCGCCAAGGTTGGTTGCCGTCACCGTCACGAATGCCGACACGGCGGCCGTCTGGGCCGGGAAGGTAAGAACCGCTCTTTCGAACGACCCTGTAATTTCCGATTTCTTCATCGTCGGCGGCGCGTCAACGTCAATCACCCTCACACCGCGCCACACCGCGCCGAACGACACGACAATGAATATCGCGATTGCGGCCAACGGCACCGGAATCACCGACGCGCCAACGTCAACGAACACCACGCCGGGTAGTTACACGCTGCCTGATCCGCCTGCGTTCGCCTGTCTCAACCCGAAACCGTTTCTCGAATTCACCGATGACGTGGGGTTGCGCGACCTTGCGTCAGACTGCCGCTGGCGCGCGTGGAATTTCGCGTTTTCCAACAACCACAACACGCAGTTGGCAAGGTGCGGCGGCGATCCCGTCCAGAAGCGCGGCGACTATTCGATCACCACGCCGGGGACCGGTGTTGGCGCATACGCGAATAAGAGCGTGCGCGGTGATCGGACAATCACGGCCGAAATCACTTATCTCGTCGGCAGCCGCGTTTCTGAGTGGGAAAAGATGTGTGACAGCATCCAACTCACCAACGTCAAATTCGGCGCTCGCGGCGCGATTCTCGACGCCGCCGGGCCAACCTATGAAGAATTGAGCTGGGTAATCCCCAAAGCCAAATTCAACGGGGTAAGAGGGGAAAACATCGACGGTTACGCCGCGTTTCGCTTCTCGTTCGCGACTGAATTCGACGCCGCGACGATTGGCGCAAGAGTTGATGTCGTGAACGGGTTGGACGGTGTAACGCCGGTGTTCAACTAAGGGGTGATCAATGGTGAGAGAGAAGAAAGAAAACGTCGAAGAGATTTCAACCGAATCCGCGCTCGTTGAAGTCGTCCACAAGGCTGAAATTGTGGAGACCTACGAAGAGCGCGACGCGCGGCTGCGACTGGAAGATTACCAGCGGCGCAACCTGGAAGCAATACGCGAGCGCGAGGCGATTATGCGCCGTAACGGTGTTTTGGCGCCTGACGAGCCGTTTTCTATGGACCCTGACGCGGCTGTGAATCAGCGATGCTGTTTTTGAAGGCGAAGAGTTTCGTCGTTGCCGTCTGGTCGTTGCTTCGCCGCGGGCCGGTCTCGCTGGCGACTTACAGTTACCGGACAGAGCAATGCATGAAATGTCCCGCGCTAAAACTGACGCTTCAGAACGAATTCTGCACAGCCTGTAAATGTCCGGAATGGGGGTTGGCGGATATGCGATTGAAACGATTGATGCCGGCGCTGAAATGTCCGGACGATAAATGGTAATCCTATGTTTCATTTAACTGACAATTTGTATTTTGAAAAACTGCCTGATGGCGCCGTGCGGATTCTGAAGAAGTCCGATGATGCGGGAACGGTCTTCGATATTACCGTGGACGCCTCGTCATGGGCGAGCGTGATCGCGTCAATGAGCAATTACGGCGAAGAGGATTACGGCTTCTACCGTGCGCTCAGTTTTCACCGCGGCGACGACGTTGACCCATCCACGCTTCCCATTGAATCGTCCAAGCGCTGCCAATGGCTATATAAGGATGTTCCGTCCGAAATACTGCCAATCTCTTAATACCCATCGGCCCGCTCGCTCGCGCGTTGCTACCGCGAGTCAGGGCGCGATTCCTTGACGCGCCGCGCGGGCCGATACCACTCATCAAGGATTGCCGCAAGGGGGCATATGGAAGCAGTAGCAGTTGAAAAACTCGATAACCTGATCGCCGAATCCCAGAGCGACGCGAACCTTTACCCGCTCGATCAGCCTGAAGTCACAGTTGAAATTGAAGTCGGAGACGGTGACGACGCCTTTACGCTCGGTCACAGAATCAAATGGCCGACAACGCAGGCGCTTATCGAACGCGAGCAGCAGACGCCGCAGGAAACCGAGCAGCTTGGCGCGAGTCGCAATCGCGTTCAGACCGCCGACGGCGTAATGGCGAACGCGAAACTTTGGGACAGGTTCAGGAACCAGGTAAGGGGTTATTCGTTCGGCGACGTTGCTCCCGACGAGTGGGTGATCGTCACGCCGGAACTTGCCGCCGAAATTCCCTCAGAGCACAAATCAGAGGCGGTCGTCGCGATGTTCGCCGCCGAATTCGATGTCGAAAGGCCGAAGGGTAAAGGCTTCGTACTTGGCGCGCAGACGTTCCGCGTCAAACAAACCTACGGGCCTTTTATGATCGTCCACATCTTCAACAAGCCGTCTGAAGCTGAGCGCCGCGAACTCGCGCGCAAGTCACGCGAGACGCAATATCAATCCGGAACGGCGAAGGTCAAGGGAACGATCTACACGCACCTGAAACCTTACGTGACGCTCTATGACAAGTTGTTTGCGGGCCTCGAAGGCGTGACGGAAGGGAATTCGCAGCGCAAGGATTTAGTCAACGCGATCTGGAAGCAGGGCGCAATCGGCGCGCTGATGGACTATTTCGACGCGAGCAGGCGGGACTTAAAAAAGTCCTGATGGAGCGCCTGACTCGCCAGTTCGATCTGGTGCGCTCCTTGAATTACGAGACGTGTCCCGGTGAGGAAGAATGCGAGTCGAAGCCGAAGGCCGAATCTGTACCGCCGCATAGGATTTATCAGATTCGCGAGTTACAGCCGGACGCGCAGATTGAACAGATTTGCGCCGGCTGCAGGTTCAAGGAAACGAAGCCGGGCAGCGAACCGTCGCATCTGTTACACGCGCTGCAGGTCGCCTATGAACTCGAAGAAGACGACATGATCTGTGGCGGTTTCGACTATCCGGCGATCCTCGATCACCTTGACCCGCTTGAATGGGCCTGCATTGCGGCGATAAAGCACGCGCGGAAGGCGAGCGAGAACAAGGCCACCAATCCGCAGAAGGAACCGCAGGCGTCGATCACGCCGGCGCACTCGCAGCACCTGCAACGATTGTCTAAGGGCTATTGATATGGCGCAGGAAATCGTAATCAAGATAAAACTCGACAACAGCGAAGCGTCGAAGAAACTGAAGGACGATCTGGTGAAGGCCGTCAACGACGCCGCGCAGGGGGCGCAAGTCGCGGGCAAGAAGGTTGGCGACGCGATTTCTCTTGGCGTCGAGAGCGGGACTCGACGCGCGCGTTCGGAAGTCGCGGCATTGAGCACCGCGCTCGCGGCGATTGGTGGACTGCGCGTGTTCAAACAGATCGCTTCCGACGCGATTCAGGCCGCCGTCGCGATTGATCGCCAGGTCGCGGCGCTTCGTGCTTTCACAGGCAGCGCGCAGGCCGCGACGGCGCGATTTCGCGAACTATTCCAACTCGCGCAGCAGACGCCGGGACTAACAACGTCACTCGCGGCGACGCTCGATACCCAGTTGCGCGTTTTCAACGTCACCCAGCAAACAATCAATCGCCTTCTCCCTGTCGTGGGCCGCCTCAATGCGATTTCGCCGCTCGGCGACCCTAAGCAATTCGTCAACAACCTGACGCAATTGATCTCTCAGAACTTCGAGCGGGCCGATTTGAAAGAACTCGTTGGCCAATCGCCGATTGCGGGCAAGCTAATCGCGCAAATCTTCAACGTCGACAATCCGACGAACGCCGAGGCGATCAGAAAAGCGGCGAAGAATCTGGGCGTCAACACAGTCGAGAGATTGGCCGAAGAGCTCGTCAAGGCGGCGGAGACGAACTCGGCGCTCAAGAACGCGCAGGAAACGCTTGCGGGGCAGTTCGAGAAGATGAAGGACAGGATCACGGTTGCGCTCGCGCCAATCGGCGATGCGCTGATCAAAACGATCCTGCCGCAAATGGAAAAGTTGGTCCAACTACTTGAGAAGGACGGGCCGAAGATCGCCGCCGTTCTCGCCAGTTTGGGCGACGAGATAGACCGCTCTGCGAGCCGGATGCTGGTTTTAGTGGACGTAACAGAGCGCTTTGTAACCCTGATCACCGGACTCGAAAGTAAAACCGGACTGATCGGTTTCCTGGGCCGCATTTCTGATTTTCTGAATCCGGTCACGGCCATCATCGACCAACTTCAGCGCCAACTGCGCAACATCGACGGAATCATTCGCGGCGTCGATCCGAATGCGCTGCCCAGCGTCCCGCCGACAAGCCGCGTACCGTTAAACGGCGCGTCAGCCTACAACCTGTACGGAGTCGGCGATCCAGCGGCGAGAATGGCATTGGGACTGTTGCCGGGATTACCCGGCTCGCCCGGTGTCAACGTCGGGGACGCGCGGGCTAAAAGATTAAGCGATGCTTCAAGTGGGGGAGGTCTTACCGCTTCACGCCGTGCATCGGCGAGAGACCAGGCTGAGCGCGCCATTGCGAGGATCAATATATCCGCATTGCAGGACAATGTAGAGACGCGATTACGCGATCTGGATACCGCGACCGATGAACTGATTAAAAGCTATAAGGTAGAAATAAAGGCGCGTGAGAGATACGCCGATTCTCTTCAGAAACTCGGGGACGCTACCAGTTCAGCGATTGGGAGAGGATTTTCAAGCCTTATCAGCGGAGGGCGGCGAGAATTTAACGACGCGAACAGGGATTCGAGCAGATCCTACAATCTTCGGTTGCGGAATATAGACGAGCTGTTCAACAGGGGCGCTCTCACTCCGGAGCAGGCCGATGCGCTTCGCCAGCAAGCCGCGTTGGGCCGGGCCTCGGCGATCAATGCGAATCTGGGCGGTCCTAATGCGAAATTTATTGATAAAGACGATATCCAGAACCTGCGCGACGAAGTAAATCTGATGACGCAGTTAGGGACCGCTATCAGCGACACCGAGCGCTTTATGCGCGGCTTCAATGCCGCGACGATCAGCGTCGGCGACGCTTTTGAAAGATTCGGCCAGAACGTTTCTCAAGCATTACTCAACACCCGCGACCTGTTGAACGGGCTGAAATCCGCCGTGCTGGGGTTCTTCAACGATCTACTCGGGCGCTCATTACAAAACGTCGCCCGTCAGGCGCTCGCGCCATTGGTTGGATTGTTCGGCGGCGGCGGTGGCCAATCTGGTGGCATCGGCGGCATCTTCGGCGATCTTTTCCGAACGCCGTCCACCTTTCCGGCTTCCGTCACTCAACAGGCGCAGCAGCAATCGGCGCTCGGCAATTTCATCAGCGCTGTGAGCGGTGGCGGAAGTGGTGGAACTGCCGGAACCGTCGGCACGGTTGCGCGCAGCGGCTTCTCCCTTGGCGGCCTATTCGGCGGATTGGCTTCCGCGGCGCCGCTATTGGGCGCAGGTCTCGGCGCCGGCCTCGGCGGACAATCCACATTCGGAAACATTCTCGGCGCTGTCGGCGGCGGGGCCGTGGGGCTCGGCTTATCCTTCGGGGCGTCAGTATTCTCGGCGGCGGGAGGCGGGCTCGGGGCGCTCGGGCCGGCCGCATTGGCGGCATTAGGGCCGATTGCGTTGATAGGCGCGCCGTTATTGGTTGGCGCGATATTCGCGGGTAAAGCGGCTCAGAGACGAAAAGACGAGGAAGCCTCTGGCCAGTTCTTAACCCAAGCTATCCAATCCATCGAACAACTCGCGCTCGGCGTCTCGAGCGGTTCGATTGACTACAGTCAGGCCAGGTCAATCTTCGACAGTCAGATTTTAGGGACGTTCAAGCAGCAGATTTCGGGATTGAAAACCGCCAGCGTTCGCGAGTCGCGATTGACGAATCAGGCGCGCGATCTGCAGAAGGTTTACAACGATCTGGTTGAGCCTGCCATAGCCAAACAAATCCAACAGCGACGCGACGCGGCAAGGTTTTCGGCGATTGATTCGAGATTAGTCCCGCAGTTTGACAGTGGCGGTCTGACTCGCGGTGGTCCCGCGATATTGCACCGCGACGAAATGGTTTTGACGCCTACACACCAGGCGTCAATCCGCGCATTGGCAGGTCCGGACATATTCAACCGCGTCGGCGTGCCTGGCTACAAGCCGAGTGGCGTGTTCGATAGCGGCGGGATTTACGCCGGCTCAAGCACGGCGTCATCGTCCGCCCCTGCCGCTATCAATCTCGTCGTGCGGGTCGGCGTCACTCAAAACGACGCGCAGCAGATACTTGCATCCGCCACGAATGGCCGAACGGGGAAGAAAATCATCGTCAACGCCGTGCAGGACGCGCGCGGCGACGGGAGGGCGGTTTAAATGGCTCGAATAATGCCAGCGGGGTATACAGAAAGAGCGCGCAAGGGGCGGCTCAGGTCTTACGGGACGCTGGAGTTGGTTATCCTTATCGGCTCCGAAGTACGCTCTTATTATTTCGCCACCGCTTCTTTAACCTTCAACGGCGTGACGTGGCAACCTCAATTACGCAAGACGCCCGCGATCACTTCCACGATCACCGGCGAGGCGGACGGTGCGATAGTCGAGATGCAAAACGTTGATACGATTCTCGGCAATGAGTTTGCGGGACTCGAAAGATATCTCTACGGCGCGGAAGCCAAAGTGGGCCGCTACTGGACGGACCCCGACGACGGATGGCAGGGATATAAAGTCTTCTTGACGGGTTTCGTCAAGGCGCCGAGCGATAACCAGTTGACGGCCCAACTCAAGGTCGTCTCCGACGTTTACGCGCCCGTTTCAGTAGGGCCGTCGCGCTTCATTCGCGGACTCTGTCAGGCGCCGGAATATAAAGGTTTTGAATGTGGATCTACGTCCGATCTGCCGACGTGTCCGCGAAGATTGGCCGATTGTGAACTGCGCCATCCGACGAACGATCATTTCATTCGACATATGGGCGCGCCGTTTTTGCCGGGTGACGTGAGGGTGGCGATACCGGAATGAGACTTGACGACATACAGCTTGATGACGGTTTTTCTGGCGGGGGCAATCTTCAGATCAACCTCGATCCTATTGGGGCATTGCCGAAGAAGATAATCTCTCCGACAGACGCCGCATTGTCGGTGGCGAACGGGTTTACATTGGAACAACTCGACCGCGCCGCCAAGTTTGAAGTGGCCGAAGGCGTGCCGCTGGGGATTTATTTCGGCAGGAATTTATTCAGCTTAAAGCTGGTGTCAAATAAATATGATCCCATCACCCCGGAGCACACATTCACGGGCTTATTAGGCGAGGGCTGGGGCGGATTGGGCCAGCGCGGTGAATGGGAGCGCGCGGTAAAGGTCTGGTACGCGGGGCAGGAATTGATAAACCGTTTCACTCTCACTGAATATTTTCGCGACCGATTGCCGGCGGGCGCTTTTGCGAATCCTGATACGGACGGCTGGAACTGGGTAACGAAAGACCCTATCCCGTTCCTCGGCAAATATTCTCACCAATCGCCTAATAGGACTGGACAACATCAGCACTTTTTCTCCTTTGCAACCCAAGGTCTTCCAATCGCGTCAGGCGATTTTATTTGCTGCTGGATCTATATCGATCCTATAAACACGCCGACAGAGATAATGCTGCAATTTGCGATTGATGCAGACTTCGAACATCGGGCCTACTGGGGCGCGAATAGTATTGCCCTCGGGACGAACGGCACGAACAGCCGCCGGCAGATCAGCGCGTCCATTCCCTCAACCGGCCAATGGGTGAGATTAGATGTCGACGCGAGTCAAGTCGGGTTGGTGGGGACAACGATTAACGGCATGGCCTTCACGCTCTTTGGTGGCGCCGCGACCTGGGGGCCGGTCCTCGTGGCGCAGAATACGACGAGTGGCAATTCTGGCTATAAATTCCGGCCCGGCACAATCGCGCACAACGCGACAGACCATGTGCAAAACAAAGACTTCGCCGGCGCATGGCCTTCCGGCTTGGCCTATAACGGCTCGGCGGGCGTCACGGTCAATCTAAGAAATGATATCGTCTCAAACCTCGCCACGCAGGCTGCGCGACCCGACGCCGTGAAGGTGTTGGCCGAATGTAGAAGACTGCCAAAATACGACGCGACGGGTTCAGAGCTAATAGACCAATACGGCTACTCAGCCAATCCCGCATGGGAAGCAATGGACAGGGCGCTGTTCTTTTTCCAGAGACGTTTCAGAAGCCGCCTTGATATTGCGCAGGATCGTTTTCGGCGCCGCTTCTATTGGCCAAGCGTCGTTGATTGGGCCAATAACAACGACGGCCAGATTCCCTGGGATCGCGAAGGCGACGGCGTGAACGTGTTTGTGCCGAGATTTGAATACCATGGCGGCCTTGCCGGGAAAACCACGCTCGCGCAGGCTTTTGACGAACTGTGCGGAAACTCCGCGACCGGCTGGCAGGACGATGGAGAGCAGATAATCTTCGTTCCGCCGAAATGGCCACCAGTCCCCGTCCAACATTTCCACCCCGGCAATATCGCTAAGGGCGGCGAACCGCAGCGTTCAACAGAAAGCCTTGACGCACGCCCGAACCGAATAATCGGATACTTCCGCGACGTTGAAGGCGAATTCCACGAGCCTACCTCAATCGAGCCGCGAGACGACACAGCGCAGGCGCTGTTAAGAGAGGATTCTATTTCCCGCGTCGGGGAAGTGCGCAGCGAGCACGCTTTAGGCGGAATGACGCAATCGCAGGCGTGCCGATTGACTGAATATATTGCGAGGCTGGAAGACGATAACCCAACGAAAGTGGCTCTCGTCGGTATGGCCGACTCGCTTCACGTCCTGCCGTGGGATTTCGTGACGGTCTCTCATCCGGTGCTCGGCTGGACGTATCAATTGTGTCTGGTGCGAGAAGCGCACGTTAGGCCCGGCGAAGACTCAGCCGACGAGTGCGAATTTACGCTGCAAGCGATATCCGGTGAGTTGTATTCCGATTCCGCGCACAAGCCGCGACAGGAGGCGCTGACACTGTAATGGGATTCGATATTTTCCCACCAATCATCGACCTTTATCCCAGCGACGTGCAGCTATTCACCGCGCGTGCCTCGCATCCGCCGCTATACTGGAGGATGAACGCGGGGCTGATTCTGCCAGACGGCTCAGTTAGGACTCCAGGCAATCAATCGGGCGGGACGATACAGGCCAGCGGCGCCTTCAGGCTGGCGCAGGGAGCAGGCTCGATGGAATGGACGCTTACGCCTCAATCCCTGCCAATTTCAGGCGCGAATATAGATTTCATAGGCATAATGCAGAAGGCCACCGCGGGGACGTTCTGGCAGTATATTGTCCGGCTTCAACTGACCAGTATTCTGATTGTTGACGAAGCAGGCTCGACTCTAGCCACCCTCCCGATTACGCCGGTCTCAGGGATGAAAATCCGCATCGAGATGAACGGAAATTTCCGGGCCTATATTGATGATGTCTTACGCCATGAACGCCTGACGTTCGCTTCCGCAATTCTCTATCCAGGCTCCTACGCCGTTCGCGCCTCGGGCTCCGATCCCTTTGTGCAATCCCCGCCCGCGACCGTTGCCCCGCCAAGGATATCGGGCGATTGGAGGCTGCTGGGGACCGATTTCTTAGGGTTCAACGTCGTAGCTTTCAGCGTTGAGCATGGGTCGCTTGGCGCGGGAGCTACTCCGCTCGAAAAAATCTACAGCGGCGGAACCGTGCCAGGCAGATACAGTCTGAAAGCAACGATTCAGCCTGGCGTATATATCTGGATCGAAGACGATAAGCCGGCGGGGTCGAGCGTAAGCACAAGCGGCGGGTCATGGGTTTGGGGCACTGGCAGCCCTACGCCATTTTCCGGCTCGGCCCGGCTAAAATCTCCACTTGCGGCGGGGGACCACGGTTATGTCATTTCTGGCGCCTCCGACACACTGCAGATCGATAAAGACGACGTGCTCATATGCCGCGTGTTCCTTGACGCGACGAATCCGCCGACTGAAATCCTTTTAGGCTTCACCGCGACGGATGCCACCGGCAACGCGCACGGGGCTTACTGGGGCGCGAACTCGATCGTTTACGGCACGGACGGCACGCCGAGCAGGTGGCGGATTGGAAATTTACCAGCGACGAATCAATGGGTATTGCTGGAGATTCCAGCCAATCTAGTAGACCTCGAAGGCCGCACGCTGAATGGAATGGCTCTGAGGATTTTTGACGGCGTATGCAGTTTTGATTTTATAGGCAAGTATCCGGGCCGGCTTCAACTGGCCGAAGCGATCATAAATATTCCAGCCCTGAAAATCCTAAGCGATCTCACGCAGACAATTCAGCCGAGCGCGAAGGCGCGATTCCAAGCCAACTACGACGACGCTCAGACGCCGGGACTGGTCACATGGTCTGTAGTCAGCGGTGGCGGATCGTTTTCAGGGAATGAATTCACAGCGCCGAGCGCGCCGGGGACAACGGTCGTCCGCGCGTCCTCGACGGGGAATCAGGCGATGGACGCGACGATCAATGTTCCGGCAGTGATCACGCCCGCGATCTTGTACGCGGGGCCATTGGAGCAGGTGGATTTCAATACGAATATCACAAGCCCAACATGGACATCAGTCCCGAGCGGAATCAATGGTAGTACGGGGATTATAACCTTTCCGAATACTCCCGGCGCGAAGGTGCGGATTCAGGCGACGAACGGAACTTTCACAGCGACGCGGGATATATTGATCGCCGAGCTATTCCCGCTCACTAACCCAATTCTGCCGATTAGCTGGGATAGAAATCTTAACGCGCTGATAAGCGAATCCGAAGACAGAACAAGTTTCGTTACTCGCGAAAAAGCGCCGCCGTACGATTCCTATGAGGTTCGCTTCGCCGCGCGGACATTAACCGAATGCGACACCGTTGACGCCTTCTTCGACGCGCACGGATTCGGCAAGGTGTTTATTCTCGTGGACTCCAACCGCGGCGTCAGAAAGGCGGGAAGGTTTGATTCGGTAATTCACCACGAGGGCAGCGGCCAATGCGCCTACGATCTGTCGTTTCGCTTCAAGGAAGCGAGGGTTGATTGATGGACGAAGGCGGGCATATTTACGCGGTCGCGCCAAGAGAGATTCCGTCAACCCGGCAAATCGTCACGCCATGTTCCGCGCCGGGTAAGGCCGCGCGCCTGGTTTTCGACGGTTGGATTATCGAGATAGTAGGCGACGCCGTGTTTATTACCTGCGAAGGCGAGGTAATGACGCAGACGCGAACGGGAGGGTTGAATCAGAAAGAGACTGTGATTCGTCGCGATCCGCCGGCAGGGAATCACGCGAAGGGGACGGAGATAATAGGGAAGTGAGATATAATTGCTTCAACTCGCGGCGCTTCTACTCTGGCTGAGACTTTAGCGTCGCGGAACGGGGACTGGAAACGGTCGTCGAAAGGGGAATGGGCCGACCGGCGACGGTAGCGCTGATCGGCCTTTTCGTTTATTCGGGCAAGGAGTCAGGTACAGGCTGAGAATCAAAATCTTTATCCATCGCGAGCTGAAGCTCGCACTGTGCAATTCCGCATTCCGCATTGGCTCCTAGCACGGCATAAAACTGATCCTGATTACGCAGACGAGCGCCGTTATATAGGTTGAATTGCTCGGCAATCTCGGGGAAAAGGAAAAGGGCGTTGTCTTTGTAATATACGGTAATGTATCTCCGCTGCATTCTTGTCTCCTTCTCTTATTCCGGCGGCTCGATCGGGCCGAACCATTCGGCTGAAACAAGATCGTCGAGATAAGTCGGTACCTCGCTACCCGGATAGCAAAATGAAGAGTCTTCATATACTCGCACGATGCCCGCTTCGGGATCGGGTTGATATCCGTGCTCTTGATCTATTTTGATCAATTCGTTTCTCGCCCAATAAAGCCCCGGCTTCGTCGGGAATTCGCTTGTCCATCTCATAGGCGTCTCCTTTGCGACGTGTTGATATACGCCGTCGGCTATCTCGCGGCTTTCGATGTTGCTGCCCATTGCGCGGGCGAGCAGGCGCGCGTCGTATTCTGTCAGGCCCGGCGCTTGTTTTATCAGCTTATCGGCCTCCGTGCCCACCTCGAACTCTGCCATCATCCAATCGCGCATTTCCTTGATGCGCTCCTCGTAGTCCTCGGCTAATTCAAGGCCAGAGCCTGCTGCTATTTTTCTGACAAGCGCGTCGGCCACGTCGGCGGGATTGTTCGGCTTCTCTTCGCTCATACCCTCTCCAGCTCCACAACCCTCAACCCCGCCGCGACGCGCAACAGATCCGCCGTCGTGAGCGATTGAAGGTAAGCGTCGATTTTAGAACGCTCCATACCCGCAGCCAACAACCGTTCCCCGGCGGCGATATAGAGCGCGATCAGGTCGGTTTGTGAGAGTGTGGTTTTGATTTGGGTCACGATCGAAAAAGCCTCCCAGCGGCGGGAGGCGGGCTCTTCGGCAGTATATTCTCTGTGCCAGTCTTCCGTGATCGGGCTGTTGACTCCACGCGAATCGACGGTCCAGCCCTCACGCGCCATTGCTCCGATTAACTGTAGGGCTTCCTCGCGATTATCAAAGCCGAATAAAGACCACTTGGTCAAAGTCGGCAAAGTCCCTCGAACGCGGAACGGCGCCCGTCGTGAGACTTTTATTTCGGCCATATTCCCTCCATTGTGGTGAGCGGCGACCGGAGCCGCCGCGTTGGTTGATTGCGCTATTCCGCGCAAGTAAATTTGCGGGTCTCGCCGCTGCTCAGGTCTTCGGCGATGCAATTTACCTCGCCAACCTCGCCGTTGTGGTCGTAGCTATCGGCAAAGTCGTCTGCAATTTCGCTCAAGTCGTAAATCTCGCGGTCGAAATTGGCGTAATACGTGAGCGTGCCATCGTTGATTTTGACCGTATCGCCGTCCTTGCGGTTGGTGTTCCATTTCGATTTCATTTCTTGTCTCCTGTTTTTTTTCTGTTCGCCCGCGCCGGTGGCCCCCACCGGCAGCCATCGCCTTACGGCATCAAAGGAAATTTGGTGAAACCACTACTCGCCGCGCATCGCTTCGAGTTTCTTCGCCACCTTGGCGTGAAACTCTGTCCACGACCCGGCCTCACGCGCTTCTCTCGGCAAATCCGAATATCCCGTCTCAGTGTATTCGGGGTCCAGTTTCTCGCCGGGATATTCGGCCTCAAACCCTTGAGCTACTGTTTCAGCCTGAAGGTTGAATTCTTCTTTAGGTGTGAGTTTCATGTTTCTCCTTTGACGTTCGTTCTTCGCGCCGGAATCGCGTCCGGCTCGCTGCGGCGTGATTGCCGCTCTCGATGATGTAATTATCTATATCTGTGAACAATTGTCAACAGGTTTATTTTCTTTAAAATCAGCAGTTTGCAAAATTTCTTTTACAGGTCTGCCAGATTTTCCAGGTAAAAACTCGCGCAGTCGAGCCATACCCGCATCGGTGATCAGCTTTCTGGCTCCGACTTGCTGCAATTCGCCAGCCTCGATTGTTAGGGGGACGCCGCGCCTGGTGAGTGAAAGAATACGTCGCGCCACCGCCGAGCGACCGGCCAGATTGAGTAATTCCGCTGCTTGTGAGTAGGTGTAGAGATTCATACGCTGAGTATCGCTGGCTGGCGTACGATTGTCCACTGGTTAATCGTCGTGGCGGACTTTCTCGTTTCCCGCGCCGGGGCGGGGAAGCGGTTATTCCGGCTTCATCTTCGTCAGCCGCTCCATCAACTCAGCCTTCCTGCGATTCAATTGCTCAATCTCCCGCTCGACCTCGTAACGCTCAGATTGCTCTGGCGTCCGATCTTTCCAGCTTTCAAATGCCGGGTGAAAACCTGTGGATGGCGAGCCGCATTGACCGCAGAAATTTTGCATCCATCCGTGAGCGCCGCAGTCAAAGCAGTGCCAGCCGTCTGAGCGTTCAAGCCAGTGGATGACATTGCAGGACGGGTGACAGTCAACGTGGATGGTTTCAAACTCTTTCAGTGAATGATAAAAGCCGAAGGTTGAATGCGGTGGTCGCCATTGGACTGTGACCTCGCCGTTCTGCCACAGGACGCCTTCTAAAACTCTACCTGTCCGACTCACGCCTGTTTCATCCTTGATTCTTTCCATGTAGAACCTTCTCGGCGCGTTGCTGTTGCTGCTGTAGGTGTTATTGATTTCGCTCATTATCTCTTTTCCTTTCTCGTTTCTCCGCGCCGGGGCGGGGAAGGTCAGGCGGCGTTCGCCTTTTGCTTAGCCGTCAAGCCGATCGCATCCATGCCCTGCTCGGTTGCGAAGAAATAAACGTCCGTGCCTTCATTGATCGTGTGGCCGCGGCGAACGAGTCCCAGCGTGGCCATTTCCGCCAGGTTGCGCTCATCCTTGCCGCCAACCTCGGCGCAATAGTAATTGCGATAGCCCCAGTTGGATTTTCTGATATGGGATTCCGCGCCGAGCATATGAGTTAAATAGCTTCGTTGTTCTGCTGTAATTTCCATACTTTTCCTTTCTCTACCGCCTATAAGCCAGGCTTTATACAGCCGTTAATCTAGATGCCAGATTCCGCCCCTTCGTCGGGTGAGCGTAGAGTCCAGTCGTCGCGATATTGGCGTGTCCAACAACCTCGCTCACGTCGGCCAGCGGCTCGCCAGCGGCCAGCGTATGCGATACAAAGGCGTGGCGGAACTGGTGCGGGTGAACGCCGTCAATGCCAGCGGCAATGCCAGCCTTATTCACGGTCTTCCAGGCGTTCTGTGACGTAAAAGGGAAGGGATGATCCAGATCGCCAGCGGCGCCACGCAGCGCCATCAAATCCGCCCACAGATCGGCGCGTAAGAACACTGTCCGCCTCTTATTACCCTTACCCAATATATGCGCCTCGCCGCCGTCGGAAAATGGCTGGAGATCGCGCCATCGCAGATTCAGAACTTCACTGATACGCGCGCCGGTTAAATACAAAAACTTCAGCAAGGCGTGGTGAAGGGGATTGGCAGCAGTTGCCGCAATGATCGCGCGAACCTGCTCAGGCGTCAGTAGTAGGTCGTGATTGATAGATCTATCAATCTTCGCCCTTTCGATTCTAGCCAAATTTATCTCCGTCACTTCGCGATTGTTCAGAAACCGATAGAAGCTACACACGCTCGCCATCTTGCGCGCCCGCGTCTTCTCGGCGCCGTACTCGTCGGCCAGGAATGATTGATAGTCGAGCAGGTCAGGCACTTCGATCTGATTGAACGGCTTGCCCGCGCGCTTCAAAAACGCCTTCACGTCGAACCGATAGGCGGTTGCGGTATGCTCGCTCCTTCGCCGTCCGGTCGGTTTCAGCCATTCGGCCAGCCAGAAATCCAGGTCGCCAAGTCCAATGTTTTCAGTGTCCATATGGTTGTTATAATTCCGGTTATTTCGCGCTCGCCTTTTCCTGAACTATCTTGAGAACAAGTTCTCGCAATTGCCGCTCGTACCGCTCGAAGCGCGCCCTCTTGATATCGGTCCAACCTTTCCAATTCGCTAGCATATGCTCGCTACGATATAGACCGATGGCCTCTCCAATACGATGGACATTCGCTCCGGTTTGTAATCGTTCGGCCTGGTCCAGTAGCGTTAAATCTAGAGTTGGTGCTTTTATCTCTTCGCTCATATTCCCCTTTCTTCCCCCTTCCGCGCGCA